CAAGCAACACAAGTTATTTGTGATTCGATGTCTGGGGATATGACTTTAGAAGATTTGCAAGATATGGACGAACCAGATATCTTCAAGATGTGCCTTGATGAACTCCGAGCACTATCTAACAACTAACACACAGTCCTAAGTATGACTTAAAACTACTATGTGATACTTAGTGGCACGGGGGTTGACATCAATCAGTCTCCGTGCTAATATACAGTGAAATGACAGTGTTTTGATGGCGGCGTTGTTGCGTTATGGGGGGCGTGATAAAAACGTCTAACTACCCTAACCTACAGAGGTGACAAAACGCGAGAGTAATACCAAGTTCAAAAAAAAAATTCCGTGTGGCCAAAAACGCCCCTATAGGTTTTTTATTATAGATACAAAGAACTATAAGATTGGAGGTACATGTCTAAGGTATATCACATATATGCAAAGGATGAATGCTTATATAATAATCTAAGTGAGACACAATTTAATAAGACATGGAATACCCTCAAGGGGATGGTTGGTCTAATGCAGACTGACTATCAACTTGAGGATTTATCATATGAGGAGTTAAAACTCTCGATTGACAATCAAGAAAATTCTTATTGATCCGAAAGGATTGACAAGATATACATACTACGATAGAATTGAATTGAAGGTTATTTCAAACTATGGCTAAAGGATTTAAAGTTAAGACTGTTGCACCAAAGCAAAAAGAAGCAGAGTGGGACATCGATGCAATTAAGGAGAGAATGCGTGGTAAAGCAATTGTATTCTGTCTTCCTGGGCGTGGATGCTCTTATACCTTTCTAAAGAATTTTGTACAGTTATGTTTTGACATGGTACAGAATGGCATGAGCATTCAGATCAGTCAAGATTACTCTTCTATGGTAAACTTTGCACGTTGTAAGGTACTAGGAGCAAATGTATTACGTGGTTCTAAGCAAGTACCATGGGATGGTAAATTAGAGTATGACTATCAGTTATGGATTGATAGTGATATTGTATTTGACACAACCAAGTTCTGGCAGCTTTGTGATGTTGCACTGAGTGCAGAAGGAGAGGAGAAAGAGATTGCTGCAGGATGGTATGCCACAGAGGATGGACACACAACATCTGTCGCGCACTGGTTAGAGGAAGATGATTTCCGTAAGAATGGTGGAGTGATGAATCACGAGACTGTCGAATCCATCAGTAAGCGTAAGAAGCCTTTTACTGTTGATTATACAGGTTTCGGATGGGTATTAATTAAGAAGGGTGTCTTTGAGAATCTTGAGTATCCATGGTTTGCACCTAAGATGCAAGTCTTTGAGTCTGGTGAAGTACAAGACATGTGTGGTGAGGATGTCTCATTCTGTCTTGATGCCAAGGATGAAGGATTTGAAATTTGGTGCGATCCTCGTATTCGTGTAGGTCATGAAAAAACTCGTATTATCTAAAAGATTTGACATTCTTTATGCAGGAGAGAAAATTCATCAAAACCTCTCGTATGAAGAATGTCTTGATGTAATGCAAGATCTTGCAGAACGTTATTATGAAAGTCCTTCAGAAGGTAAGGATATGTTTGATGCCAATTTAATTTCTATGGAGGAGCATACAGATGGCCAAAATGTACAGTAGTAATAAACTTGAATTTCAAAGAGCAGCACCAAAAAGAACTCGTCAAGGTCGCTCGGTTAATACTAAGTTATCACCAACATCACGTAATGGTAAAAAGAAACTATATCGTGGTCAAGGCCGCGGTTAATGTATGATATAACTCTTTACACCTATCTCGCTCCCAGCAAAGTCTGTGACGGGGTAGGTGTTTTTTCTTTGTGTGATATTCCAAAGAGTACAATGATTTGGAAGAAACGTCAAAAAGCAACAAAGATATTATGGAATCAAATACCAGAATGGATGCAAGATAACATTACATCATTAACATGGTGTGATAATGAAGGATTCTGGATTGATTGTGACCTTGATAGAATCTATCAGGCATACTATGTAAATCATTCTGATAATCCAAATATAGGAATTGATGATGATGAATTCTATATTGCAATTCAAGATATTAAAAAAGATGAAGAATTATTGTATAGATACTCTCAGTTAGAGAGAACTTGGACATGAGTGCATTAATTTGTAATCTCCCATCTGTTGAGGTCTGGGTAAGAAAAGAATACCTTACTGATCACCAATCAGGCCATGGAGAATTTGTAAAAGGTATCTGGATTTCGGCAAAGTCGATACCTGGACGTGCTTTCTATTTTGAGACGTATTTGCCCGAATATGCGGCAATGTATGACAAACTACCTATAAGCGCGTTCCTCTCGTCTCCGAGGGTCCCAGACCCCGATATGGACCTTCCTAACCTACAGTTCTGGAACTGTATGGATTATGGTGTTATGTCAATTCACAAGCAATTCATTGGTTCAATGGATTTTGAATGCTATACCAGAGATCATGGTATTGTCAAAGGTGAATATATCTGTACAATAGATAATTATCATCAGGACTGTGATGTAATTGACTATGCAACGAGTGAGAATCCAGCTGAACATAAGTCACATAACTTGATTGAACTTGAGAATGGTCAGTATGCACTCTATCCAAACAATAGAATGCGTATCTTTGACAACAGTTTGACTCCTGTTGACCCCAAAATGCCTGATTTTAAAGTTTCCACTCAATACTATAGCGTTGAAAACGGTTATGACCGACTCGGAATGGGTCGTGAAGATGAGTATTTTTGGAAAACTGCAAAAGAACGCGAAAATTTACCACAAAAAGAGGAAAGTAATGACAAACCATGATTTTTTAGACAACTTGGCTAACGATCAGCATCAAAAGATGCTTCGTGAAATTGCAAATGATGATTTAACACCCAAAAAACGTGACACAAAGGTTCAAACAGACCTTTATGAGGTCATTAATGATGAACAAATCAAAGATAATAATGATCCTACAATATTAACTGAATTTTAGTGAATAAATAAGTTATAATCGCTATATTCTAGTGCCTCTAGAAAGGGTATCCCAATCCTTCAAGGATATAAGTATGACATTTCAGGCTAACCCCCTGAATAGTGATCTTATTGCGCTTAAAAACGCAACTGCAATTGCCCGTTCAGTAAGAAACATCATTTTAACCTCTCCTGGTGAAAAGTTATTTGATCCAGATTTTGGATCAAATGTCTCAAAGTTACTATTTGAAAATATGGATGATGTAAGTGCCATTTCAATTCGTGATGAGATTGAAAATTCAATCAATAATTATGAACCAAGAGTTGCTTTGATTGATGTTGAGACTAATCCCAACTATGATAACAATTCTTTTGATGTAAAACTTGTATATCGCATTATTGGTGTCGATATTCCACCGCAACAATTAGAGTTTGTATTGCTACCGACAAGATAAATGCCTCTTTTAAACTTTTCTAATCTGGATTTTGACCAGATTAAGGTTACCCTCAAAGATTATCTAAGATCATATTCAAATTTTACTGATTATGATTTTGAAGGGTCTAATCTGTCAACTATTATTGACTTATTAGCATATAACACTTACATAAGCTCATACAATGCCAACATGGTATCGAATGAGGTGTTTATTGATAGTGCTACTTTAAGAGAAAATGTAGTATCACTTGCAAGAAATATTGGATATGTACCTAGATCTAAAAAATCATCAAGAGTAAACATAAATTTCCTTGCAGATGTTTCAAATATTAAAAATCCACCAAGTACCGTAGTATTAAAAAAAGGTCCAGTAGCATCATCATCTGGAAATTCTAATAATCAGTCATTTGTTTTCGGTATTACTGAGGATATAACTGCATCTGTTATTGATGGAGTGGCACTTTTTGATGGAATTACAGTTTATGAAGGATTTGTTATTAATCAATCCTTTGAAGTTGATACTTCAAATTCCAAACAAAAATTTGTACTGTCAAATTCTGGAATTGATTTAGATACTTTAGTTGTAAAAATCAAACCATCAGAAAATTCAACGGTTTCCCTCAAATATAGTCGTCAAGATGATCTTTTTGATCCTAATACAGGATCAGCAATTAGCGGAAGTTCTAAAATATATTATATACAAGAAGTTGAAGATGAAAGATATGAATTAATTTTTGGAGATAATGTTTTTGGCCAAGCACTTGAAAATGGCAATATTATAGAAGCATCTTATATAAGAACTTCCGGTGATTCTGCTAATGGAATTAGTAACTTTGTGTTTAGTGGAAGTTTAGAATATCCTAGAGGTAGTAGTAGATTTCCGGTTACAAGTGGAATATCTCTAGTTTCAACAGAACTTTCATCTAGTGGTGGAGAAGAAATTGAAAGTGTAGAGTCTGTTAGAAAGTATGCTCCACAAATTTATGCAACTCAAAATAGAGCATTGACATCAAATGATTATGAAATATTAATTCCAAATAAAATTTACCCAGAAACTGAGTCAATTTCTGTGTATGGTGGGGAAGACTTAGTACCACCACAATATGGAAAAGTTTTTATTAGTATAAAACCTAGAAATGGAGATTTCATTCCAAATGCAATTAAAGAAAATATAAAAAGAAGTCTTAAAAAATATGCTGTTGCAGGAATTATACCTGAAATTTTAGATTTAAAATATCTTTATATTGAATCTGAAAGTAAAGTGTATTATAACTCAAATTTATCACCAAATTCATCTGCTGTATCATCAAAAGTACAAGAAAACATCACAAAGTATGCAGATTCAAGTGAATTAAATAGATATGGTGCAAGATTCAAATATAGTCAATTTTTAAGACTTATAGATCAAAGTCATGTGTCAATAACTTCTAATATAACAACTCTTCAAATTAGAAGAGATTTGAGGTTAGCACTTAATACATTTGCCGAATATGCTATTGATTTTGGAAATTCATTCTATGTTAAATCTATGAATGGATATAATATAAAGTCCTCTGCATTTAGGTTGATAGATACTAGTGATGATGTGTACCTTACTGATGTCCCCAACACTGATAAAAAAACTGGAGTTATTAATTTAATTTCTTTACCAACTTTAGATTCTACAACCCCAGTTGTAAGAAGAAAGGGTGTTGGCCTAGTGGATTATGAAAAAGGTAGGATAACTTTAAATCCTCTTAACATAATAGCAGGAAAAACCAAAGACAGTCAACAAGTTTTAGAAATATCAGCATGTCCACTATCTAATGACGTTATAGGTTTACAGGACCTTTATTTACAACTAGATAGGACATTAGTTGAACCCATCGTTGATCAAATTTCTTCAGGATCAGATCCTTCGGGATCAAATTATACCGTAAGTTCCAGCTATAATGCAGGAAGTATTGTAAGATAAAAACAAATGTCAGAAAACAGAGTCAAGATCAGTTACATCATTGAGAGTCAATTACCTTCTTATGTAAGGGAAGAGTTTCCTCTGATTAGTCAGTTTTTATCAAGATATTATCGCTCCCAAGAATTTGATGGGGGAACTCTTGATCTACTCCAAAATATTGATTCATATTTAAAAAGAACATTAAACGAAAAACAAACTGATTTTACACTTACAACATATGATTTAGATGAATATAGAAGTGATGACATTTACGTTAGAAGCACTGACGGGTTTCCGGACACTGATGGATTAATTAGAATTGACGATGAAATTATATTTTATCGTTATAAATCAGATATTACTTTTAATGCTTGTGTTAGGGGATTCTCTGGAGTTAGTTCTTTCGATAATTTAAATGATTCGGAAGATTTAGTTTTTTCATCGACAGAAGCAGAGTATCATTATGCATACTCTCAGGTTGATAATTTATCAGATATCTTCTTTGCGGAATTCTTAAGGAAAACAAAAAATCAACTTTTAAATGGATTAAATGACGTTAATCTATTTGAAGAATTAAATGAAAGAAATTTTATTAAGAATTCGAAAAGTTTTTATTCATCAAGAGGAACTGATGAGTCTTTCAATATTCTTTTTAATGCATTATATGGCCTACCTGCAGAAATTGTTAGGCCAATCGATTCTGTAGTAACTCCATCAGATGCCAACTATAGAGTAAATAGAAATTTAATTGTTGAAGTTATAGAAGGAGATCCTGACAAATTATTAAATAGAACTCTTTTTCAAGACCAATACGAATCAATTGAAAAAGCATATGCACCAATATCGAGTGTAGAGAAAATATATTCTGGAGTTTCTACTGATAAGTACTATAAAGTTGCTATCGATGGATCTTTAATACAACAAGATGGATCATCAGAATTAATATATGGAGATTTTTCAACACACCCAAAAACTTATATTGTGGGACCTGTTGGAGTAGGGCAATCTTTCTTAGACGTTGACAGTACTATAGGATTTCCACCCCAAGGAACATTAAGTTTTCAATATGAGAATGGAACATCTGGCACCTGTGTGTATTTTGACAAAACTATTAATCAATTTTTAGATATACCTATTGTTGACCCGGAGTTTTCTGGTGGAATAACGACTTCAGTCAATGACAAAACCGCAATTGACCTTAATACTTACGCGTATGTAGGAGATTCGTCAAATAATGATGTTAGATTAAAAATTAGATCAGTTCTTAGTGATATCGATATTCCCAATGAAACATATTATCAAAGAAAAGGATCAAAAACAAAGATAAAATCTTTAGGAAAAACTGGAACTTCTATAATTGAGAATAATTGGATTTTCAATACGGCACAGTATTATGAAGTTTCTAAACTAAAATTAGTTGACGCAGTTAATAGTACGTATAGATTAGAAACAAAAGATTCTAATATTTTAAAAATAGGCGATTTTTTAACTTTAACCGATAAAAATAATTTAACTTTACCAAATTCATTTTTAGTAACTGATATTTTTAGTGATACTGCGTGTATTTTTAGAGGAACTGGAATTTCAGATGCAGATCTTATCTCAAAAGTAACTAGAAATATAACAAAAATTGATTCTAGTTTACATCCAGATTTAAATTCATTTACTGCAAACGTACAAAATGTTTATCTAAAACCAGACATTGGTCTGGTTGATGGAAAACCATATTATGGACTATATCATGAGCATCCAGAAACGGGTGTTCGTATGGTTGGATCAAAACATACACAATATCCACATAAAACGATAAAAGATGATCCAAAATCATCAAAAGTTCTTGTAGCTTCTTCATCCCTACCGTCAGTACCAGATACAAAGTTAGACCCAAAACTTCAGAAATTTGACATTAGTGGAACTTTTGAAGTTGGTAGCGATGAGTTAAAAATAATTTCTGGTATGGACCATAATCTTTATACTGGAGATTCTGTATATTATACTCCTGAAAAAGTATCATTTAACACACAAATTTCAAATGCAGATGGATCTACAACTGAAATTACGCAATCTTATATTGAAAGTTTCTTATTTGAAGAAAGGGTTTACTTTGTTAAAAGGATAGATGAAAATAGAATAAAACTAGCAAGAAGTAAGTCTAATATTTTCAACGAAATTTTTGTTAAAGTAGAGGGATCTTCTGATACGGTTACTATAACTAGTAATAGTATTCAAAAATTGAGTGTTCATGATAAGAAAATTAGGCCTCAAAAATTACTCAGAGAAATAAAGAGTCCACTTAATGATGGCCATTCGTATGATACCAAGGCCGGATATACTGGTATTATGATCAATGGAGTTGAAATTTTAAATTATAAATCAAGAGACCTTTGTTATCATGGAGAAATATCATCAATTGATGTTATAAACAATGGTGAGGATTATGATGTAATAAATCCTCCAATTTTAGGAATATCTGATTCTGTTGGATCTGCTGCAACAGGATTTTGTTCTGTTGAGGGAAATCTTAAAGAAATTCGTATTCTTGATTCTGGATTTGATTATCTTGAGACTCCAATAGTTAAAATTGATGGCGGGTCTGGAAGTCAAGCAACAGCAGAAGCTAAATTAGTAACTATTCCTCACAAAGTTTCATTTGATGCTACAGGAATTGGTTCTGCAGGTGTTGGAATTGATACTTCAACAATTGGATTTACAACATCTCATAAATTTAGAAATGGTGAAAGAGTAGTATATAAAACTTTTGGTAGGAAAGCCTTAGTAGGTCTCTCAAGTGATGCTACTTACTATGTTAATGTCAAAGATAATTACACAATAACTCTTCATAAAAATTTATCAGATGCCTCCGTTGGTGTAGGGACTATTACTTTCACTGACTTTGGTGAAGGTATTCAATCTATAAATTCTTTTGATGGAAAATCTATTTTAAAATCAATCGTAGTAACAAATAGTGGTATTGGTTATAAAAATAAAAAAACTTCCTGTGCAGCAGCTGGAGTAAGCACATCATTAAATCTGATCAATATTAAAAATCATGGATATGGTAGTGGAGAAATTTTAAAATACACTACGGATGGAACCTCAATAGGTAGTCTAACAGACTCTTCAGAATATTATGTAACAGTATTAAATGATGATCAATTTAAACTGTCCTCTGTTGGAGTCGGGACAACTCAAACAGATTTTTATTATAAAACAAAACAATATCAAAATTTAGATTCTATTGGATCTGGAACTCATGAATTTAACTATAAGGATATCTCAGTAACAGTATCTGGAATAGTTGGAATAAACTCTATTGAAGGTAAAACTTTTGATGCTGTTGTTCAACCAATTTTTAGGGGAGTAATTGAATCAATCTTCTTAGTAAATAATGGTGTTGGGTATGGTGCTACTAATATTCTCAATTATGAAAGACCTCCACAAATTGATTTAAACAGTGGAAGAGGTGCAGAAATATCACCAGTCATAATCAATGGAAGAATATCTGATGTTATTGTTAGTGCTGCCGGAACTGATTATAACTCTCCACCAAAAGTAAATATTCTCGGGATTGGAACAGGGGCGCAAATTGTAACTAAATTAAATACATCAGGTAATATTATTGCAGCAACAATAGTTAATTCAGGAGCTGGATATGGATCATCAACAACATCAATAGAAGTAATAAAATCTGGAAAATCTGCCCTTTTAAAACCAAATATTCAAACTTGGACAGTTAATGAATTTAGAAAAAATCTGGTGAATATAACGTCAGATGATGTTATAATTTCCAACTCGATTAAAAAGTCTAGTGAATTGCAATGCTCTTATGCATATGCACCTAGAAATTTAAGAAAAACTTTATATTCTACATCTTCAGATGGAACTATTTTATATGGAAGTAAGGATTTAGAATTAATTAATGGGGCAGAATCAAATTCAAATGCACATTCTCCAATAATAGGTTGGTCTTATGATGGCCATCCAATTTATGGTCCATATGGATACTCTACAAAATCCGGTGGAACTATAACTCAATTAAAATCTGGATATACTTTAAATTTAAAATCAAATAGACCTCCAGTTAGTGAGTTTCCTCAAGAATTTTTTGTTGAGGATTTTTTGTGGTTAGATAATACAGATGAGTCTTTCCTTGACGAAAATAATGGAAGATTCTGTGTCACTCCAGAATACCCCAATGGAACCTATGCATATTTCGCATCTCTTGATGAAATTTCGTCAAGCGATGGAGTTTTTAAATCATTTAAGAAACCGAAGTTTCCATACTTGATAGGTAATAAGTTTTATTCAAAACCAAACGAATTTAATTTTAAATCGATTTCAAATCAAACAGATTTAGATTTAAATAAAACTAGTTGGGTTCGTAATGTTTATCCATATTCTTTAGGAAAAAAATATAGTGGATATGATTATGCGAATCAATCATACACAAAAGTTGATCAAGAAGCAACAATAGTAAATGTTAAAAAAGGGCAAGTTGACTCAATAGGAATATTGACAGGTGGCCAAAGTTATAAGGTTGACGATAAAATTATTTTTGAAAAACAACCAAACAATTCGTTTGTACCTTCTGCATCGGTTACTAGAGTTTTTGGTTCTGGAATTTCTACAATAAGCGCCGTAACAACTAATTTAGATAATGTAGAGTTTTATTTGGCAGGTTCTGGAAGATTTGTTGGAGTAAGTACATCTTCGCATAATTTTATTAATGGAGACATTGTTCAAATAACAGGATTAACTACAACAACATCAGAATTAGAAACTTCAGTTTCTATTGGAATCAATACAACATTTTTAGCATTAAGAAAAGATGTTGATAATATTGGTGCTACTGGAATTGTAACCTATTTTTCTGTTGTAGGAGATTTAGGAGTAACTGAAAACGATATCTTTAAATTGGGAAATGAAAATGTTAAGGTTCTAAATGTTGATTTATTTTCTTCTAGAATCAGAGTATTAAGGCAAGAAAATTCTACTGTTGGAACATCTCATACTACAACTACTACTTTAGAAGAATTGCCAAGAAAAATATTCTTTGATGTTGGAATCAATACCAATTATTCAAATAAAATTAATAGAGAAATATATTTCAATCCTTCAGAATCTGTTGGTTTAGCTCAGAGTGGATCTGTTGGAGTTGGTATAGGAACAACTTTATCAATTTCTAATCCAGGATCAGGAAAAACTCAAATTTTTGTTGAAACTAGATCAATTTACTTACCTAATCATCAACTTAGCACAGGAGATATAGTAACATATCAACCAAATAGTGGAGACTCTATCGGAATCGCCACAAACTCTATAGTTGGTAATGGAGCGACTGATCCGGACACGACTTTATTGAATCAACACTCTTCATTATTTGTCGCAAAATTGGGAGTAGATTTTATTGGACTTTCTACAGTAAAAATTGGTATTGGATCTACAGGATCTCTCGCTGGAATCGCAGATACTACTTCTCATCAAGGTTTGGTATATTTTCTTGGAATAGGAACTGGAGTTTATCATAGTTTTAAAACGACGCATCCTGTAATAAAAGGAAAGGTTGAAAAGAATACTGTAACGGTATCTACGGCATCATCTCATGGATTATCTAATGAAGATTTTGTTTCAATAAATGTAAATCCATCAAATACAACTAATTTAGATTTTTATTACAATAAAGCAAATAGAAAATCTATAATAACTGGTTTAGCCTTTACTTCTGGCGGTATAACAACCTCAACCAGTCAAACAGGATTTGAAAATTCTATAAATCTTACCAATCATGGATTGGTAACTGGTCAAAAAGTAATTCATATTTCAGACAACCCAGCAAGAGGTTTGGGGACAAATGTTGAATATTTTGTTTATGTTATTGATAGAAATAATATAAGATTAACAGATAATGAGTTCCAAACAGCACAGTCTTTACCGAATTTTGTTGGAATTACTTCAGCATCTAATGGAGAGATCTTCCCAGTCAATCCATCTATAAAATTATATAAAGATTCTATTGTCAACTTTAATTTATCTGACTCAACATTATCATATACTCAAAATGCAACATCTTTCCCTGCATTTGATATGAAATTTTATATTGATAAAAATTTCACTAAAGAATACTTTGGTGCAGGTGTTATCAATGATGATGGATCATTTGATGTATCTAAAAAAGGTATTATTGGAGTAACCACAGACGCAAAAGTTACTCTTAGGGTTAAGAAAGATACTCCACGAGTTCTTTATTATAAATTGACTGCTATTAATGATCTTGCTAATTTACCGATTAATAAAGGAATAGTAGTTGATACTAATTTAAATTCAAATAATGAATTACTAATTGAAGATAGTAATTATAATGGTAATCATAGAATAATTTCTACTTCTAATAATACTTTTAGATATGATTTAAGTTCTTTTCCAGAATCATCTTCATATACTTCAGATAGTTCAAAATTATCCTATACGACTAATTCACTTAGCGCCTATGGAGCTATAAATCAAGTCAGAATTACTGATAAAGGTCGTTCTTATGAAAGTATCCCAGGCATTTCAACGATACAATCTTCTGTTGGCAACGGAGCTATATTAGAACCTGAAAGTAAGAGTATTGGAAAAGTTCAGAAAATTTCAATTGATAATATTGGATTTGATTATCCAGCAGACTTTACACTAAGGCCAACTGCTAAGCTCCCTCAAGTATTAAAAATTGAACCTCTAACCGGGTTTGAATCTATTGGAGTTACTTCTTTAGGAAGGGGATATAACACTGCACCTAGTTTAGTTGTTATTGATGGTAGAACTAAAAAAACCATCTCTGATGTAAAATTGAAGTATACTTTAGGAAAAGTCAGTGTAGATATTTTAGAAAATACAAATAGCCTCTCAAATACCCAACCATCTATTATTCCAGTTGGAAATCCAAATGGAATAAGGGCTTCTAATTTTTCCTATGATTCATCGTCTAAAGAAGTAACAGTAACTCTTAAAGATGCTTTTAGCACCAATGATACTTTCCCACTTGAAGTTGGTGATAAAGTTTTGGTTGAAAATGTAAGTGTTGGAGTTGGATCTACAGGTCTTGGATTCAATTCCGAAAATTATGATTATGCTAGATTTGAAGTTACTGAAGTTTTTCAAAACTTAAGTTCGGTTGGTGTTGTTACTTATAGTGTGGATGGATATGTTTCTAATGGACAAACCCCTGGAACATTTGATTCTATAAATTCATCTGCAGTGTTAGTAAGAGAAAGAGATTTCCCACAGTTCGACTCAACACTCAAACCAAATATTTTCCAAGCAGGAGAGCAAGTTTCCAATGGAGACCAAATTGGAGATGTATTTGAATGGGATGCTATCAACAAATACTTAGTTGTTGAAAGTTCTGATGAATTTGATATTGGTGATATTGTAAAATCAAATCAAACAGGAAGAAAAGGTCTTGTTAAAGAAAAAATTTCTTTTGAAACTAAGTATGATTTAGATTATTTTTCTATAGTTAATGATGGTTGGGAATATGATAAGGGATTTTTAAACAATGAGTCCCAGAGAATTCATGATAATGAATATTATCAAAGTTTTTCTTATGCAATTAAATCAAAAATCCCATTTGATCTTTGGGAAAATACCGTATCAAAATTAAATCATGTTGCCGGATTTAGAAAATTTGGAAATCTTGAAGTTGAATCTTTATTATTACCATCTAATGCAAATACATTAAGACCAGTTGTAGATCAAGATGTTTCCCTCATTTATACTTTACAAAGTGTAAGTAGTTTAAATTGTGTTAATAACTTTGATTTAGTTTCCGAAAACTTTTTAAATGGTAGTGTTAGAAATTATTCTGATGAAATTAATTTCAGCACTCGTATCTTACAAGATTTTGCAGAATCTATTGGAAACAGAGTATTGGCAATAGATGATGTTAGTAGCGAATTTAATAATAATGCTAGGTCAACTCCTTTTGAAGAAATTTACAGAAACAGATTAGTTGACGGAAGATCTCAAAAAATAATTGCATATATTCAAGATAGATTATTTACTGGTGAAAGAGAAATAATGATAATTGACGCTGTTCATGACAGCGGCCGTGGATTTTCCATGATGAACCAATATGGAGCTTGTAATACAGTTCTTGATTTAGGATCATTTGATTTTGTTATTGAAGGAACAGAATCCTCTCTTAGGTTTTATCCAAATAAGTTTGAGATTAATAATTATAATGTAAGAATATTTTCATATAATATTGATACAAATATTTTAGGTGTAAGCACCAGTGAAGTTTCAGTTGGAAGTACATCTATTGGAGAATCAACAGGATTTACTGGTGGTTTGGTTAGTATTGCATCATCTGCAGTTAAAATGGCTGGAGGTGCAGAAACAACAATCGTAACTCTTGCTGGAATTGGAACTACTGTATCTGGAACAAGATCTGCTAAAGTTCTTGTTAGTGTTGAAGGTAGCGATGGAAGTGTTGAATACGATGAACTAACCGTAGTTCATGATGGAACAAATGTTCAACTGATGGAATATGGTCAATTATCGATACATTCTCTTGATGCAGCTTCAACTGGATCAAATATAGGAGAATTTGGAGCATCAATTAGTGGAAATGATGTGTTGGTAAAATATACACCAATAGCAGGTTTAACTACAGCATACGTTAATACTTTAACTGTTGGATTAAGTTCTGAGGGTTATACTGGAATTGGTACATATGAACTTTCATATACTTCAATAGAAGCAAAGTCTACTTCTATAGCATCAACTACTATGCCTGTTGCTGTTGGTATTGCAAGTTATAATGATGCATATGATGCTGCATACTGCTTTGTTCAAGTTTCTGATACAACTAATGGTAGATATGAAATCTCCGAGGTAGTAGTTATTGACGATTATAATGATGAAGCTCCAGAAAATGTTAGTATTGTTGAATATGGAAATACTCAGGTAGGTTCTGGTGCTTTTGTAGGACTTGGGACAATTAGCGCAAGAAGATCTAATGATGGTACAAATTATACTGAAGTAACATTTACTCCAGATGCTGGTGCCAATATTGAAGTTAAAACTTATATGAATGCCATGAGGCCTGAAATTAATGACAATCCATTCCCTAGTCCTAGTGGTGGAAGAGAAGTTGGTGGAGAAAGTGAGATTGAATTTGGAAATGCATCTATTGAAAATTCCGGATCAGTATATACTGGAACACTTAATAGTATTAAGAGACAATTTAATTTACAACATAAAACTTTAGATGTATTCAGAAGAGTTGTCGATGGATCTTCAACTCAAATAGTTAATCTCACAAATGACACTATTACTATTCCAAATCACTTCTTCGTAACTGGTGAAGAATTGGTATATGCTCCGTCTACGGGAATTGCAACTAATGCACTCGGTATTGCAAGAACTACTTTTGTTGGTGTTGGGTCTACCACATTCTTACCATCATCAGTCTTTGCAATTAAGGAAGGTGATAATAAAATTAAATTAGCAAGATCTGCAGAAGATGCTCTTAAAAATATTGCAGTTAATCTGAATTTTACTAGTGTTGGTGTTGGTACTTCTCATAGTTTTACATCCAAGAATCAAAATCAAAAAATTCTTGTTTCAATCGATAATGTTATACAATCACCTGTAGCAGGAACTTCTGTTACTACATCTTTGGCGGACATTGTGATTCCAAGCACAGATATTGTCAAATTTGTTGGACTTACTTCATTCTTTGGTGCAGATTATGTTCGTGTTGGTGCTGCTGACACTGGAGAAATTATGAAAATTCTTGGTGTTGGTATTGGGAGTACGAATGCACTAAGAGTCCAACGTGGATGGTTGGGGAGTAATGTAGTTGGCCACTCTACAGGTGAATTAGTAACTAAGATTAGGGGTAATTATAATATTACTGACAATTATATCAATTTTGCTGAAGCTCCCAACGGTTTAAATCCAATTGGAACAACAACAAATCCTCCTTCAGAAAGAGATTGGATTGGTATAACGACTTCCTCATCATTTAATGCAAGAGTCTTTATTAGATCTGGAGTGAAGGGATCTACATCTGAAACATACTCTGAGAACTACCTTTATGATGATATTTCTCAGAAATTTACTGGTCAGGATAAAGATTTCTCTTTAACTGTAAGTGGATCTAATGTAGTAGGAGTTGCTACAAATAATGCAATACTATTAATAAACAGCATATTCCAAGAACCAGGAAATACTTCAAATTATTCTTTAACAGAAGTTGGTGGAATTTCTAGTATTAGATTTACTGGAACAGCAAGTTCTGTTGCATATGATCCCAACAATGCACAAATCCCTGTTGGTGGTGTTATAATTTCTGTAGGTTCAACTGAAGGATTTGGTTACCAACCTCTAGTTTCTGCTGGAGGAACTTCTATTGTTTCTGCTGCAGGAACTATTGCATCTATTTCAATTGGAAATAGTGGATCTGGATATAGATCTGGAATACAGACTGTAAATGTTTCAATTCAAAGAGAAAGTTTAACTACTGCTGATATTGTTGCGATTGGTACTGCTGCAATTACTAATGGTCATATCACCGGAGTTGCTGTAACTGATAATAGAGTATTTTACGTTCCTAGGGATATTTCAAATGTAGGATATACTTCTATCACAGGTATTACTACAATTACAACATCAACTGCACATGGATTAATTGTTGGTAATGAAGTGGTCCTTTCAGGAATTGCATTTACTTGCGATTATGCACCCGGTGTTGGCATTCAAAGTGCAGTTTATAACAATGTTACAGGCATCATGACAGTTACCACTACAGGGGCACATGGCCTGTCTGTAACTGGAAAGAGTAGTGATGTTTTGTTGACTGGACTTGGATTTACATGTGCCCTTGGAGTTGGAATTCATACATATCCTAGAACAACAGATCCGGTTTATTGTGGAACTCAAGTAACTGGTGTTTCTAGTGCAACTCAATTTACAGTTAATGCAGGAATCTCTACCGTACCCACATTCTATGTTTCTGGTGGTATTGCACAACCAGCATTAATTGCACCTAGAGGAAATAATAATTCATCCAGCGGTCAAGATCCTGCTTTTGCTGGAACACCTGTTCTTACGGTTATCAATTCGACTAAATTTGAAGTTAATAGTGGTATTTCTACTAGACCTCACAATTATTCAAGATGTGGTAAAGTAAATCAACTACTTAAGGTAATTATTGACTCACCGTTAAGTTATAGTAATATTCCATTAACATATAGTTCTTTATCACCCGGAAGCGGTGGAGCACAAGGTAAGGTTGATGTCGTAGTTGGGCAAGGATCTAGTGTAATTGATTTTGAAGTAACCAATGGTGGATATGGATATGGCGTAAGTCAATTACTAACCATTCCTGTGGGAGGATCAACTGGAATACCAACAACATCAAGTTATACGGAAAATAGAGAGTTTAGAATTGAAGTTCAAGAAGTTGATGGAGATAGTTTTACTGCATGGTCTATAGGTCAACTTCAAGTTCTTGATGATGTATCTTCATTATTCGATGGATCAAGAAAAACTTTCCCAATTTCGGCCAGTGGAAATTCATTTTCAATCCAATCTTCCCCAGGATCTCTTATTTCAGTTCAAGACACATTATTAGTATTTGTAAATGATATACTCCAAGTTCCTGACCTGTCATATTTCTTTAATGGCGGTAGCAATATAACCTTTGAAGAAGCTCCAAAAGCGGGAGATTCTTTCAAACTTATATTCTATAGAGGAACAGGTGGTGCAGATGTTGTTGATAGAGACATTACCGAAACTGTAAAAGTTGGAGACGATCTTACAATAGGATATAATACTAAACTAAAACAAACTCCTCTTAATATAAATCAAACTAAATTTTTACAAGAAGAACTTCGCACAGTTTCTGAGGTAACTTCTTCCAGTTCTGTGGACACAAACCCATATTCTGGTCCTGGAATTGATGATAACTCAAGAATGTTAAGACCTGTTAAATGGTGTAGACAAACTGAGGATAGATTTGTTGGTGGAAAAGTAATTAGTAAAGCACGCGATCTTTATAAAGCGAATATTTTCCCAACGGCAAATATGATAAAATCTGTCGGAATTGGATCTACAATTATTAATGTTGATAATGTAAGGCCATTCTTCAATGCTAAAAATGAAAATGACATTAGCACTGATTTCCAAAAAGATATTATTATTGTTGACAATCCAGAACAAGTATCGGCAGCTGCCACTTCTATTGTTGGTTCTGGTACGACAGTAACTTCTATCATTATTTCTGACGGTGGAAAAGGTTATACTAGTGCTCCAGAAGTAACAATACAAAATCCAGTAGGATTAGGATCAACCTTCAGAGCATCTGCTACTGCAACTATTTCTGGTGGATCTGTATCTTCAATTTCTATTAATACTGGAGGTGCTGGTTATGCACAAACAACACATCCTATTGTTTTAATTTCACCACCAACATTTTTAACAGAAACTAACACGATTGATTCTTATTCTGGTGATTTTGGAATCATAACGGGTATTGGAACAACATCTATGTCAGGTATTGCTACAGGTCTTGTTCTAGATCTAGTAATTCCTGTGAACTCTTTCCTTAGAGATGCTGATATCACTCAGCCATCAGCGATCACTGCAAGTGGAATTTCTACTGGTGATTTATTTGTTATCAGAAATTCAAATGTGGGTAGTGGGGCAACTTCACTAGATGAAAATAATGCTGTTGTAGGCATAGGAACAACATTTATTGATGGAATTTATAGAGCAGCACATGTTACTATTGGAGTTTCTACAGATGCTATAGGATTTGGGGCAACTACAGTGACTCAGGTTGTTGTTAGCGTTAATAGTTTAAATGGATTGACTGGTCTAGGATTTAGCAATTTCTATGGTGAGTACAGTTGGGGCAAATTAACACTAAATGATAGAAATAAACTTCAATCATATAGTGTCAATACACTCAATGGTGTTACCGGAATTGAAACTGGTCCGGTAATAATTAGAGAAAAGGCCTTAAAAGTCAAAAGTTACTCTACTTAATTTCTACTAAATAAAGAAAAAATAGTTCAACAAATGTCTGCAATTATAACTGATCAAATTAGAATATTAAATGCAAAAAACTTTGTTGCGGGTGTAACTACTTCGGATAATTCTTACTATGCTTTTGTTGGATTGCCAAACCCAACAGATATTGAACCAGATTGGAATGAAGATCCACCTAGTCCAACCGATAGTTTTAGTGCAGCGAATGATATTTGGGATAGCATGATTGCTATGAAAAAAATAACATCCGATGATATCAAACAAGTTGTATCTAAAACAAGTTGGAGTTCTGGAACCACCTATGACTATTATAGAGATGATTATAGTATATTAAATATTCCTTCAAATGCTAGTGGAACTTCACTGTATTCTGCAAATTATTATGTACTTAACAGCGATTATAGAGTGTATATTTGTTTAGATAATGGAACAAATCCAGAAAATCCTGATGGAAGGCCTTCATTAGATGAACCAACATTTACTGATTTGGAACCAAGATCGGCAGGTAATACTGGTGATGGATATATTTGGAAATATCTTTATACAATAAAACCCTCCGATTTAGTTAAGTTTGATTCAACAGATTACATGCCAGTCCCTTTGAATTGGGAAACTAGTAATAATAATGCTTCGGTGAGAGATAGTGCTGTTGATGGGAGCATTAAAACAGTCATTATCAAAAATAGAGGTGTTGGATTAGGAACTGCAAATAGAACTTATACTAGAGTTCCAATCCATGGTGACGGAAGTGATGCAGAATGTACAGTTGTAGTTAATAATGATCAACAAGTTGAAAGTGTGACAATTTCAAATCCAGGGAAAAATTATTCTTTTGGTAATGTAAATTTAGTTGCTGGAAATGTGCCTATAGGTAATCCTCAACCAGTTCTTGATGTTATTATGTCTCCTCCTGGTGGACATGGAAAAGACATTTATAGAGAATTGGGAGCAAAAAATGCGTTAATGTACGCTAGGATTGAAAATGATGACGAAAATCCAGACTTTGTGACTGGAAACCAGATATCAAGAATTGGCATTGTAAAAAATCCAAAAGCATATAATTCTACATCAAACCTTTCATTATCTAAAGCTAGTGCGGTATATGCATTAAGATTGACTGGGGTTGGATATAGTTCAGCGACTTTTACTGCAGATTCTTTTATCACTCAAACTATTGGAACAGGAGTTACTGCTGTTGGTAGAGTAGTTAACTATGAACAAACAACTGGAGTTTTGAAATATTGGCAAGATAGAACTCTTGCCGGATTTAATACCGTTGGAACAGCACAAACTAACCCACAATATGGATATACATTAAATAGATTTTCTGATTCAATATCGGGAAATGGTTCTATAGAAATTGTTGGTACAACTTCTGGATTGAATATTGCAACTACATTTAGTGGTGTTTCTACCACTCTAAATAATAGAACATATTACCTTGGACAATCGTTTACGAATGGTGTGTCAAATCCAGAGGTTGCCAAATACACTGGAGATATAATCTATATCGACAACCGACCATCTATTACAAGATCTTCAAGTCAAAAAGAAGATATTAAAATTATACTGCAGTTTTAATAAACCATGGCTCAACAAACTAACCTCAATGTATCACCATATTTTGATGATTTTGACAAATCTAACAACTATTATAAGGTTCTGTTTAAACCAGGATATCCTGTACAAGCTAGAGAATTAACTGGACTCCAATCTATTCTACAGAACCAAATTGACCAGTTTGGTTCTCATATGTTTAAAGAGGGTGCCAAAGTAATTCCCGGAAATACTACTTATGATCCATCTTTTACAGGAGTTTCTGTAAATGTAACTCATTTGGGAATCCCTGTTGAGTCATATGCATCACAACTAATTGGCAAAAAAATAATTGGTCAGACTTCAGGTGTTACTGCAGAGGTAATTAGTTTTATCACGCCGGAAGAAAGTGACTTTGATTTATTAACAATTTATATTACATATCTTTCAAGTGGTCTGGTTGATAATAATCAAGACGAATTTTCTGATGGAGAACTTTTACTGTGTGACGAAGACCTTGTTTCTGGTCCAGATAATAATATCTTTATTCCATCAGGAGAATCTTTTGCATCGACACTTTCAGAAAACTCTGTAACTACCGGTGCTTCTTTTTCTATTGAAAATGGAGTTTATTTTATAAGAGGGAACTTTATTAGTATTGAATCCCAAACATTGATATTGGATCAATATGATAATATTCCAACTGCAAGAATAGGGTTTACAGTTCAAGAAGACATTGTTAATGCCGATGAAGATCTATCATTATCTGATAATTCAAAAGGATTTAATAATTATGCAGCACCAGGAGCGGATAGATTAAGAATTAGATGTATATTATCTGCAAAACCTATTGATGATATTGAGGATGCAAATTTTGTAGAGTTAGTAAAAATTGAAGAGGGTGTATTAGAAAGCGACTCTACTACAACCCCACAATATAATATCATCAGAGATGAATTGGCAAGAAGAACTTATGCTGAATCTGGTGACTATACTGTCGTCCCTTTTGATATTGAAGTAAGAGAATCTCTCAATAATGGAATAGGAAATAATGGAGTGTTTTCCGAAGGTCAAGAGACTGAGGATGGAGAGTTAGTAAATGATAACCTTGGTCTATATTCAGTTTCACCTGGAAAAGCATTTGTTAAAGGGTATGAAGTATCAACTTTAGATACTTCATATGTAGACTTCCCCAAACCAAGAACTACTGCATTATTAGAAAATCAAGCAATAATTTATAATACAGGAGTAACTTTAAGAGTCAATAACGTTAAAGGATCTCCCAAAATTGGAATAGGAAACACATATATTGTAAGTTTGCGTGACAATAGAATTGGTCTAAGCACAGCAGCTCCAGGTGAAGAAATTGGATTGGCAAGAATATATGATTGTGCTCTAGAGTCTGGTTCATATGACTCTACAGTTCCCACTATAAATCAATGGGATGTTTCTTTATTTGACGTTCGTTTACAGACAAATGTTACATTAAATGAAACAACAACTCTAAGCACTCCAACTTTTATAAAAGGAAAATATAGTGGGGCAACTGGATTTTTAAGAACTTCTGTATCAAATAGTACTTCACTAAAAATCTATGATACAACTGGAAATTTTTTAAAAAATGAACCATTCATTCTTAATGGAATAGAAGATTCTAGAGTTGCTGTTGCTGTGACATCCTATTCAATGTCGGATGTTAAAGCAATTTATGGTGGACCATCTGTCACTGCAGGTGAAGGTAATGTTGGAGTTGGATTAACTTTTGTTGCAGACTCTATACAAAAAAATTCATTCTTTTTTGGACAAGCTCAAGTAACAGATAGAGTTAGTTCAACTGGTATAAGTACAGTAACTAGTATTAATTCACTATTTCCAGGTAATTTAAAAGTTGGAAATTTACTAGCATTTACCAATACTGGAATTTCAACCATACAATCAACAGAAACTTTTGCAAGAATTGTTAGTGTTGGAAGTTCTCAAGTTACAATAACTGGCGTTACAACAGTATTGGGTGTATCTGAAGGACAAATTCCTCAAGTTGGAGCCTCAAATATTGTAAGTGTATCTGATTTAAGATTTATAAGCACTCCTTTAGCAGATGCTCAAGAGAATAGGCTTTACACAGAAATGCCAAAGAGAAACATTTCAAATGTTGATCTTTCAGATGCACAACTTATTATTAGAAAGTCTTTTGATGTCATCGTCACAACAGATAATGAATTGAATTCTGCTGTCAATGCGGGAAACAATGAAACATTTTTGGCATTTGATGAAGAAAGATATGCTTTAGTAAGAGCTGACGGAACTACAGAGGTTTTAACATCAGATAAACTAGCATTCACTAGCGGAAATAAAGTACTTCAAATCAATAATATTGGTAATGACCTCAGTGCAAACATGGAGGCAACATTAGTTACTACTATTAAAAAGATAAAACCAAAAGAAAAAGTTAAAAGAAAAAATAGAGTAAACACTTTAATTGTTAGTACATCTAAATTAAATGGATCTGGTGTTGGAGCAACTACGTTAAATGACGGTCTTTCGTATGGAAGTTATCCATTTGGAACTCGTGTCCAAGACGAAAGAATTGTATTGAATACTGGCGATATTATTAAAATTTTAGGAATTTTTGAATCATATAATACGGCTCAGGCATCTGCTCCAAAGATGACCTTATCTTCAATTAATGGTCCAACTGGAAAAACTAGTGATCTGGTAATTGGTGAAAAGATTATAGGTCAAACATCAGGTGCAATAGCTATTGTTGCAGAAAAAGTTGCAGATGAACAATTAAATTATATTGACATAAATGATTTAGGATTTAGTGAGGGAGAAACTGTCAAATTTGAAGAATCTACATTACAAGCAGTTGTAACTACTCTAGATATTCCAAGTAAAGATATTTCTGCAAACTATACATTTAATAATGGACAAAAAGCAACATTTTATGATTATGGATTCTTAACTAGAAAATCTACTGTAAAAGAACCTTCTAGACAAATAAAAATTTATTTTGAAAGTGGTTATTATGATTCTGCAGATGAAGGGGATATTACAACTACAAATTCTTATGAAAGTTTTGATTATTCAGAAGATATCCAAATTATAAATGGGAATAGAAATACTGATATAATTGATATTAGACCAAAAGTATCAAATTATTCTACAACAGAATCTACAAGATCTCCACTAGAATTTTTAGGTAGAACTTTCACTGCTTCTGGAAATTCTGCGACTAATATTTTAGCATCAGATGAGTCCATTGTGACTAATTATTCTTTCTATGGTGGAAGAATTGATAGATTGTATATCAATACTAAAGGAGAACTTAATGTAAAACTTGGCAATCCTGCAGAAAATCCAGAAAAACCAGATCCTATTAACAATGCATTAGAGATTGCAACAATAAATCTTCCACCATATTTGTATGATGCAGATGATGCTTCGATATCTTTCCCAAATCATAAAAGATATAGGATGCAAGATATTGCAAAATTAGAAGATAGAATTAAAAATCTTGAATACTATACATCTCTGTCAATGTTGGAGACAGAAACTGCAAATTTATTTGTTCCAGATAATTCAGGTCTCAATAAGTTTAAGTCAGGTTTTTTTGTTGACAATTTTACATCTTTCTTAGCACAAGAAGATAGAAAAGTTATTAAAAATAGTATTGATAAAGAAAATAAAGAGTGTAGAGCATCTCACTATACAAATTCTGTTGATTTAGTTACTGGACCAGTTGATGGAGTAAATATAGCAATTTCTCCTAGATTTTTGACTCCAGAAGGAAATAATATTCTAAGATCAACTGATGTTATTACATTGGCATATGAAGAAGTTGAATATCTTTCACAAATTTATGCAACTAGATCTGAAAATGTAACTCCTTTCCTATTGAATTTCTGGAGTGCAAACATTAAACTTACTCCAGCATCTGATACCTGGACTGATACTGCTAAAATAAAAGCAAAAGTAATTGATGTTGAAGGTAATTATGCAAGCACTGTAGATTTTGCTGCTAGACAATTTGGTGGATTTGATCCTCAAACCGGATTAACTCCAATTCTTTGGAACGCATGGCAAACTCAATGGACAGGAACTGATGTAGTTGTTCGTAGAGCTACTAGATCACAAATTACTGGACGTAATAACTTCTCCACAAACACCGCTCAGGGTGGCGGAAGAAGAATTAACAGTTTCCAAAGTACTACTAGAACAACTTTCCAAGATACTTTTACTGACAATTTTAGACTTGGAACTGATTTTAGACATGGAAGAAGGCAATTAATCACTCCTCAAATTGAAACAACTAATCTTGGCGAAAGAACAATCAGTAGAGAAATTATTTCTTTCATGAGATCTAGGAATATTGAATTTATTGGTAAGGGATTTAAGCCTTTAACTCAAGTTCATGCTTTCTTTGATGGAATTGATGTATCTAAATTCATCGTTCCAAAACTATTAGAAGTTCAAATGATCAAGGGAACTTTCCGAGTAGGTGAAACTATATTTGGAACTGTCAATACTAATCAAAGTTCTGGAGGGGGTTCTTTTAGAGTTGGTAATCAAATAAGATTTAGACTCGCTCAAGCAAATCATAAGGAAGGTGAGTTTGATGCTCCATCAAGAATATATGCAAGTAATCCATATACTTCTACCGTTGGATCCAAATCGGATGAAGCCTTAAGAGGAGAATTTGAACTATTTTCCGAAGGTGATTCAGGATCTTTACCCGCAACTTATTCCCCAACTTCTTCAATACTTAATGTTGATACATTGTCTCTTGCTGAACAACCTGCCGGAGATTTCTTTGGATATATCGAGAGTGGAATGATCTTAAGAGGTACAACTTCTGGATCATTAGCTAGAATTGTTAATAAGAGACTTGTCACCGATTTAAGTTCTGATGTTTTAGGAAGTTTCTTTATTCCTCCCCCAACAAGAAGTGTAAATCCCAGATTTACCACGGGAACAAAAACATTTACTTTAATTGATAATAAAAATAATAGCACTGAAGATGCAACAACATCAGCAACAGAAACTTACACTGCAAGCGGAACTCTAGAAACTGTACAGGAGACTATAGTCTCGGTAAGAAATGCAAAAATTGAAGTTGTTGCAGAAAGAGAAGAAGTTGCTAGACGTGAATTTACTGGAACAGATACATCTACTGCAGTAATCGACACACAAACTACAACTGTTCTGACTGGATCAACATTCATACCACCCCCACCACCACCGAGACCACCTTCACCCGCTCCTAGCCCCGCTCCAAGGCCTGGAACGACTCCAAGACAACCTAACAGATCCGCTAGAAGGGGGAGACCAGCACCTCGCCCAGCACCACCCCCAAGAAGAGGGCGTAGGAGAAGTGCAAGAAGAAGAAGAAACAGACGTAGAAGAAGAAGAGATCCACTTGCACAGTCATTTACAGTGTTTGGAGATGCTGGAGGAGTATTCTTAACTAGTGTAGACATTTTCTTCGCAGAAAAAGATACTAATGATATTCCCGTCATTCTACAGTTGAGGACGATGGAAAATGGAACTCCTACCGAAACTATTTTACCTTTCTCTGAAGTAACTGTTCGTCCTGCTGATATCACTACATCACCTGACGGCGACATTGCTACTAGGATGTTCTTTGATTCTCCAGTTTATGTTGAAGATCAAATTGAGTATGCTATTGTCCTGCTATCTACATCTACAAAATATAGAGTTTATATCTCTAGAATTGGAGAAAATGATTTGATAACTGATCAATTTGTTTCTAATCAACCAAATCTTGGGTCTTTGTTCAAATCTCAAAATGGATCTACTTGGGAACCAAGTCAGTGGGAAGATCTGAAGTTTATTCTCAACAGGGCAAGATTTAGCCCGTCGGGAACAATGGAAATTTACAGTCCAATTCTTTCAGAGGGTAATTCTCAAATTCCAACTTTGATGCCAGATCCTATCAATATCAATTCAAGAAGAATTAAGGTTGGATTATCTTCTGGTGTACTTTTCACCGGAAATCAGTTAGAACTTGGAAACACTGTTTTCCAAGAAGGATCTAATGCAACTGGAAATTATGTCGGAAGCGCAGGATCTGGAACAGGTTCTTTGACTCTTATCAACTCTGGTATCGGGTTTACTCCAGCATCTGGTAGTGAAGGTTTTAATAATGTTTCTTTGAATAATATTACAGGAAGTGGACAAAATCTGACAGCAAATATTCACATTAATAATGGTGTTGCAATTGCTGCTACTGTAAATTCTGGCGGAACAGGATATTCAGTTGGCGATGTTCTTGAAATTTCTGGAGGTCTTGGTAATCAAGAAGTTGGAAGAAATGCTAGATTCTCTGTAACATCGATTGGCTCTACAAATCAATTAATTTTGGATAATGTCCAAGGTGATTTTATTACAGGTGCAGGAAACACTGTTAGATTCATTAATAGTGTTGGAGTTGGAACTACTCTTAATGGTACTGGTGCTAATGTTCTGATTAGTTCAGTCGTATCAATCTCTGATGGTCTTCATATTTCCGTCGATCATAAAAATCATGGAATGCATCATGAAACAAACAAAGTGATTATTTCTGATGTAGAGTCAGATATCCAACCGACAAAACTGTCTGTTGCATATGATTCAGCATCTTCTGCAGATATTAGTATTGATGATAACTCTGAATTTGGATCTTTTGAAAGTGTCGGTATTGGTACAACTAATGCTGGATATCTTATAATTGGTGATGAGATCTTATCATATACAGAGACTTCTGCAAATACACTTGGTGGAATTGTTAGAAAGATTGATGGAACATCATCAAGAAACTATCCAGCTGGAACTGCTGTTTACAAGTACGAACTTGGTGGAGTTTCTTTAAGAAGAATTAACAAAGAACATTCTTTAAGTGATGTAACCACGTCAAATCCAATATCATTTGATTCATATAATGTCAAAGTTGATATGGGAACATCTGGAATTGCTAGAACAACTGGAGAAAGTTTCCCAATTCTTTACTTCAATCAAACTAAATCAACTGGTGGATTTGAAGTTAAAGCAACTCAAAACATGCAGTATGAGATCATCACTCCACAGATTCAAAACTTAACTTTACCAGGAACAAATATTAATGCTACATTGAGATCTATTTCAGGTACTAGTTTAAATGATGGTTCTGGAACTGGAGCAGATCTACCATTCGTTGTTCAAGATGTAGAAGCACTTGCTTTAAATACTAGCAACTATCTTACTTCACCTAGAATTATTGCTTCTAGAGTTAATGAAACATCAAACGCATCAACTCAAGAACTTCCAGGAGATCGTTCTTTGAATATTTCTCTTGAGTTAACTACTGATAATGAATTTATATCACCTGTCATTGACACACAAAGAATGAGTGCCATTCTTACATCAAATAGAGTTGATTCTCCAATTTCAAATTATGCAATTGATAATAGGGTCAATAGTATAACTGAGGATCCCACTTCTTGCCAATATGTTTCTAAAGAAAATACTTTAGAAAATCCTGCATCTTCTCTCAAGATTGTGCTTGATGCACATATTAATAATTACTCTGACATTAGAGCTTTCTATGCTATCAGCGAATCTTCTAATTTTGATCCAATATTCGTTCCATTCCCAGGATTTGATAATTTAAATGATCGTAGAGAGATTATTGCTCTTGAGGATAGTAATGGTAAATCAGATACTTTTAATGCGGTTTCTGATGTTTCAGGATTTGCTTCTCAAGACTTAGACTTTAGAGAGTATACATTTACTGCAGATGATCTTCCATCATTCAAATCATTTAGAATTAAAATTCTATTGACAAGTTCTGATCAAACTTATCCACCAAGAATGAGGGATTTGAGAGTTATTGCTACCGCATAATATGAAACATAAAGTTAAGGGGCAAACCCATTTAGTTAGAGACACTGATACAAATTTGATTGTTAACACTAGCGCATCACAATACACCGAATATATATCTCGCCGTAATGCAAAAAGCGGTGAGATAGAAAAGGTAAAAAAACTTGAAAATGATGTTGCTAGTATGAAAGATGATTTAAATGAAATTAAAACTTTATTAAGGAGTATTGCAAATGGATCCTGATACTATTGAACTCAAAAATTTATCTAAGAGTTTTGCATATCAAAAGATAGCCGCTGAGATAGATGATTGTAATGATCTTGAGACTATTAGAAATATTGCAAAATCATTTTGCAAATTATATTATAAACAACAAGAGACTATGCAGATGATAGGTATTTCAAATGACGACTAAAAAAATAACATTTGATCCAGATGCTGGAGCATCATATTCCGCAAATTTTACAATGCTCGGTGGTGCAAATTTTGAAGGAAACTTTGAAATTGTAGGAACATCAAATACATCATTCAATCTTGAGGGATATTCTGGATCATCTCAAATGACAAAAAGTGTTTCTATTGGGTCTACTGCATTTCCAACGGCTACATTTGCTGTCGGATTTACAAGTGCAGTTGATGGAAGAGTTCAGATTTCTCTTGGAGGAACTCAAACAAAAAATATAAGTGAAGGTAGATATGTCTATGATGTAATTATTAGTTCTGGAAGCACGTATTATTCACTAGTAAATGGAAACATTCTTGTGCGTCCAGGAGTTTCGTCTATATCGTCTCTATAAATATAAAAAAGGTAATATATTGTAAATGGCACAACCATCTACCCGACAAGAACTGATTACCTACTGTAAGAGGCAACTCGGTGCCCCAGTATTGGAAATTAATGTTGCAGATGAGCAGATCGAGGATCTGGTGGACGATGCTATTCAGTATTTTCATGAAAGACACTTTGATGGTGTATTGCAAACATTTTTACATTATAAAGTTACTGAAGATGACATTAATAGGGGTAAGGGACCAGGAACTCCTGGTGTAAGCGGTATAACAACCACAACAGTTTCAGAAAGTGTTGGAATTACAACTCAATTTAGTTACACTGAAAATAATAATTATATTAAGGTTCCACCTTCTGTTATTGGTATAACTAAAATTTTTCGTTTTGATGGATCTAACACTACAACAAATAATATGTTTAGTGTTAAATATCAAATTTTCTTAAACGATATTTATGGATTAGGATCAACTGAAGTACTCAGTTTTGGTATGACTAAAAGATACTTAGCAGATCTTGATTTTATGCTAAATACTGAGAAGCAAATAAGATTTAATCAAAGACAAGATAGATTATATTTGGATATTGATTGGGCTAGTGTTTCGAAAGATGATTATTTCGTTCTTGATTGCTACAGAATTATAGATCCTTCTGATTATTCAAGAGTCTATAATGATTCCTTTCTAAAGAAATATTTGACTGCTCTAATTAAAAAACAGTGGGGCCAAAATTTAATTAAATTCCAAGGAGTAAAACTTCCAGGGGGAACTGAATTAAACGGAAGGCAAATTTACGATGATGGAATGAAAGACCTAGAAGTTATTAGAGAGCAAATGTCAAATACATATGAACTTCCACCTTTTGACATGATCGGTTAGAAAATTATGTTAAATCCATTTTTTCAACAAGGTTCTTCTGGAGAGCAAAGTCTTGTTCAGGATATAATTAATGAACAACTAAGAATGTATGGTGTAGAGGTTCATTATATGCCTCGCAAATACCTGACTGAAAAAACTTTGATGAAAGAAGTTATTGAATCAAAGTTTGATGATGCATATCCGATTGAAGCTTATATTGAAAATTTTGATGGATATGGAGATAATTCAAGTATACTTTCAAAATTTGGAATACAGCAAACTAATGAAATAACTTTAATTATTTCAAAGGAAAGGTTTGAAACTTACATATCTCCATTGATGAAGAATGAGAGCAATACTAAACTTTCAACTAGACCAAAAGAGGGTGATTTAATTTATTTTCCTCTTGGAGATCGTTTATTTGAGATAAAATATGTTGAGCATGAAAAACCATTCTATCAATTACAAAAAAATTATGTCTATGAGTTGACATGTGAACTCTTCCGTATTGAAGATGAGGTTATTGATACTGGAGTTGAAGAGATTGATGATACTTTGGAAGGGATTGAAGGGGCAGATGGAGATATTATTTTCCAAGGAATTGGTATTCAAAAATTTACATTAGTCGGAACTGCCACTTCTGCAACTGCAGTAACAACAGTTGTAAATGGGGCAATCAGATTTATCAATATTACAAATAGAGGTAATAATTACCTCTTTAGACCAAAAGTTGGAATATCATCGGCACCAGCTGGCGGAGTAACTGGTATTGCCTCAGCATTCACTTTGGGAGGTATAGTTGTTTGTAGTGGTGCAGCTGATCCTGGCAATAAATTAGTTGTTCAGAGTGCTCCCCTTATAAATCCAGGCTCTGGATATACTTCAGCACCAACAATACAATTCATCACTAACAATACTGATGGAAAGGGATCTGGTGCTGCCGGAACATCAATCCTTACCAACCATGGTGCGATCGGTATCGTTACGGTCACTGGAGGGGGTTCAGGATACACTACAGCACCTACAATTACCTTCACTGGGATATCTACTGTCTCTGCTGCTGCAACAGCGATTATAAGTGCAGCAGGAACTGTTTCAGCGGTTTACATAACAAATGCCGGTGCTGGTTATACAGTACCACCAACAATTTCTTTCGAAATTCCTGGGAGTTCCTCATCAGGCAATTTCATATTCAATGAAACAATTACTGGTGGAACTTCAGGATCAACTGCTAGAGTTAGAGAATGGAATGCTGAAACGGTAGAATTAGATGTATATGATGTCAGTGGAGCATTCTTAAGAGGTGAAACAATCACCGGATCTTCTTCCAGTGCAACTAGTATAATTAGAATTATTGATGAGGTCCCAGGAAACACTGGTTATGAGGATAATAATGGATTTGAAACCGAAGCCGACTCCATATTAGATTTCAGTGAATCCAATCCGTTTGGTATGCCCTAAATATAGTATAACAGGTATCTAAAAATGTTTGAGTATTTTTATAACGAAATTTTAAGGAGGACTATTATTTCTTTTGGTACTCTTTTTAATGGATTGGAAATTCAACATACTGATGCGTCGGATAATAATATAAATTCTTTCAAAGTTCCCCTTGCATATGGACCTACTCAAAAGTTTTTAGCTAGATTAGAACAATCTCCGGATTTAAATAAATCGACTGCGATTTCTTTACCGCGCATGTCCTTCGAATTTACTGGATTAACTTATGATCAAACTAGAAAAGTAACCACTACTCAACAATTCATAACAAAAGATCCCACAGATAATAGTGAGATCAAAAAAGCATACATGCCAGTTCCATATAACTTGCAGTTTGAACTTAGCATCATGGCTAAATTAAATGATGATGCTCTTCAAATACTAGAACAAATTTTACCATATTTTCAACCAGCATATAATCTCACAGTAAATTTAGTCGGATCTATTAACGAAAAAAGAGATATTCCTGTTATATTAGAAAATATAACTATGCAAGATGATTATGAGGGAGATTTTACTTCACGTAGAGTATTACTCTACACCCTTAGATTTACTGCAAAAACTTATTTGTTTGGCCCTATTTCTTCTGCAACCTCAGATATTGTCAAGAGAGCTTCAATTTCTTACTACTCTGGAGATAGTAATAGTACAGTTAGAGATCTCACATATAGTGTTAAACCAAGAGCTATAAAAGATTACACAGGAGATGTCGTTACTAATCTTGCAGATGATCTAAATGCCACAGACTTATCCTTTAATGTTGATAGTGGATCTTCAATTATCTCTAAAAAATATATTGATGTTGGTGGAGAAGAAATGTTTGTTACAAAAATTACTGGAAATAAAATTACTGTTGAAAGAGGAAAAGATGGAACTACAATTTCTAGTCATTTGAGAGGTGATGAAATAAAAGGTATTGATTATACTGCTAGAGAAGATAGTGATCTTATAGAGTTTGGAGATGATTTTGGATTTAGTGGATCAATTACATGAATATGACAAAAAATTATGATAGTTTAGATAGTGCATTCAATGTAGAGACTGAAATTGTTTCTATAGAGAAAGAATCAAAAAGTCTAGCAAAAAAAATAGAGCACAGTAAAAATGATATTGAAAAAGATTATGAATACACAAGAGGAAACTTATACTCTATAATTGAAAAAGGTCAAGAAGCAATTAATGGAATTCTTGAATTAGCTCAAGAAAGTGAGATGCCTAGAGCATATGAGGTTGCTGGACAACTTATAAAAAATGTAGCTGATGCAACTGATAAATTATTAGATCTGCAAAAAAAATTAAAAGATGTTAAAGAAGAATCTGTAAAAGGTCCGACTAATGTAACTAATGCATTATTTGTTGGGTCCACTTCTGATCTATCAAAATTTCTCAAATCCCAAAACGGGGATATAGAGAAAAAATAAATATAACTATAACTGGGGTAATATTAAGTGGCACTAAAGAAGCCTTCTGACTTTTATATAAAAGATAAAGAGGAGAGTTCTTTCGATTCTCTAAAAGAGGAACTTTCTTCCTCAAAACCAGAGAAGATTGAAAAAATCTCAGAGGCTTTTAATGCTTTTAAAAATAACCTGAATCATATTCAATCACTTACAGACTTTTCATCAACTTTTGATAGTTTTAAGGAAAATGTTAATAAAGTAGAAACTATATCTAAAGAGATTGGTGAATTAAAAGAAGATATTAAGAACTTTACAAAAAAAGAGGATCTAGACGATGCCATGATGGCACATCTGTTCTTTGTTGAAGAATCTATAGAAAAAATAGAAAATAAAATATCTGGAGTTAATAAGGATGTTACAGATCGTATAACTAATGATTTCTCAGAACTATCTGAGATGGTAAATGGGTTTATAAATGTAGAAGTTCCAGAGTATAAAAAATTAATTTCAGAATCTGAAATTAGAAATGATGGAAGACTTTCAAATTTTAAATCAAATATAGAGTCTTCTTTTAAAAATCTTAACGAAGATGTTAATAAAGAATTAAAAACAATTATAGGAAATGTTGAAGTTCTAAATGATGATAAACTGTCTTCTATAAAAGAAGAAGTATCTGATATTTCATCAACTGTAAACGTTATACTAGAAAAAGATCTTCCAGAATATAAAAAGTTTTTTGCCGAAACAGAAATTAGGACAGAAGAAAAACTTAATAAAGCCCAAAATATTTTTGATGAACAAATTAAGTTTGTCAACCAAACTTATCATGAAAGATTAGAAGAATTAAATTCTACTGTAAAGGAATTTACTGATGTTGAAATTCCAAAATACAGCAAAATGCTGGTGGAAAATAAATTAAAATCTGAAGAAGAAGTTAAGGAGTTAGAAAAATCTGTTTTAATTAGAGTCAATACTCTAACTGAGCAAATTGAAAATCTTTCTAAAATTAATAATCTTAAAGAAACCGATATCGATTCTCTTTTAGAAAAAGTTCAAATAAGTATTCAAGAATCAAAAAATCAAACCGGAGAAATTTTTGATTCTTATGCAAGATTATGTAAGGATTCTAAAAAAAGAGAAGTTACCGAAGACAAAAAGTTAATAAATTTTTCAAATAGATTAGAAGATTTTTCTAAAAAACTTGAAACTATAGAGGAAACTACTGTACAAGATGTTCTTGAACTTCAATCTAATTTAGATATCAGTACTTCTGCATATCATGAAAAATTAAAAAAAGAAGTTTATAAATTTGAAGAAGAATTAGTTGAACAAATTAAAGACCTTGAAGTTAATCTGAACACCAACGAAGTTCATATCAAGAACCAAAATAAGCATATTGAAAGTATCAAAGAAGAAGTTCAAGATGTAATCAGTAAGCTTCATATTGATTCAATTGAAAAGAAAAATCAAGATCTTATTGAGAAGGTAAATCATATTGAAGATGTGCTATCAAAGTTTAGTGAGAAAACACTTTTAACAGAAGACTCTCCAATTACAATAGGTAGTTCTGGCACAAAAACTTCAGATCCTCTTACACCATTAGATCAAAACTATGTGACTCTGAAGCAACTTCAAGATCATTATAGACTTTTCATTAATAGAATTCAAGTTCAACTTTCATCTATTGGTGGAGGTGGTGCAGTCCGTCTAGATGATTTGGAAGATGTAGGTATACGAACTACTGGTTTAGCTGCAAACAATCTTCTTATATACAATGGAATACAATGGGTAGGAATTGCTAGTACAGCACTTTCTGGCACCGGAGAAGCTTCAACATTAACACCTGGTGCAACTGGAGTTAATCTTACTCTTACAGGAAACTTAAGTGTTGGTGGCACAATAACTTATGATGATGTTGAGTATTTGGATTCAATTGGTGTTGCAACTGCTAGAAGTGGTTTAGAAATTGGTGCTGGAAGCATAACTACAATAATAAAAATTGACGCTGCTACAGCAACAACCACAACAACATCCGAGTCTAATATTGACACTTTTAGTGCTTCAGTCTTTAGATCCGCACAATATCAAATACAGATAACAAGAGGATCTTTATACCATGTAACAACTTTAAATGTATTACATGATGGAACGGATGTTTATATGGCAGAATTTGGAACTATAAAAACAGGATCCACACTTGCAACATTTGATGCAGACATTAACTCAGGAAATGTTCGAGTAAGAGCAACACCAGCATTCAGTTCATCTACAGTCTTTAAAATATCTAAAATATTAACAAAAGTTTAATTTTCTATATAATTATATTAATTTAATAAAATATTACAAAATTGGTAACCTTATGAACTTCTTTAAATGGACTGCATTAGGAGTTGGTGGTGTTATTGCCGTAGCACACATCGGTGTTCTGGGACACATCGTCCAAGCAACAAAAACACCAGAAGTTCCAATTATTAATTTGCCCAGAGGAGATTATTCTTCTTACAAAATTGAAGCAGGTAAAGACGGATATAGTATAGAATATAAAGCAAACGATCCTGCTGTTCTTAATTCTGAAAGATCTCTTGACTTAGATAAAAATAAAAAAGGATTCTTTGGTGGTAATAGTAATGAGAGGAGAACTGAATATCGCCGTGATGAATACACAATGGATGGCACTCGCAACTTAGGAGGTGCTGGATTAGACAGCGAGGGAAAGTCTGTAAAAGAAGTAGAATGCATCGTGGCGGACGCTGGAGCACGGTCACAAGGTGCAATGGCAGGGACAGCAATTAGTGCTGGGCTTGTTGTCCCTGCTGTTGTTGGTATTCCTTATGTTGGGTGGTTAGTATCGGGTTGGGCACTACTCTTAGGTCAAAAAGCAGGGTCATCTGCAGGATCTACTGTGGGATCAATGTTTAATGATTGCTAAATAATAAGAGACTTTATTTAAATAAAGTCTAACCTGGTCAACCAGCAAATTCTAGAAATATTATGAAAGAGGAAAAGCAAAACGGAAAATGTAAGGCAGGATCATATTACTGCTATACAGATGAAGTTTGTAAACCAATTCCTAAGGGTTTCATGGTAGATCCAAAAGGAATGCTTCGTAAGGAAAATGGTGCCTCTATCAGTGAGGAAGGTCTTCGTGACTGGTTTGGTAAATCCAAATCAAAAGATGGTAAAGGTGGTTGGGTCAATGTTGTGACAGGTGGAACCTGTGCAAGCGATAAACCAGGGGAAGGTACGCCTAAGTGTGTATCATCTGCAAAAAGAGCAAGTATGACTCCAGCAGAAAGAAAATCTTCTGCTAGAAGAAAAAAAGCAGCAGACCCCGGACAACAATCAAAGTCTAGTGCAGCAAAACCAACCTACGTATCAACTGACCCTAAAAAGAAAATAAAGGAAGAATTTGTAAATCTACCCTTAAGTATAGAAGTTCCATCTTCTTTAAATGCGTTTAACGCAGGGTTGATGTTCAGAGAAAGTCTAGGCAAAAACTGTGGTATGCTTTTCGTATTTGAAGAATCTGGAGAAAAGGCATTCCACATGAAGAACACCACCATTTCCCTTGATATTGCATTTATCAACGAACATGGTGTAATTGAAACTATTAAAAAATTAGAACCATTAAACGAATCCTCAATCACATCTGACGCAAAAGTTCTCTACGCTTTAGAAGTAAATAGCGGGTGGTTTGAGGCCAATGACGTAAAAGTCGGTGATAAAGTGTTAAATATTGAAGAAGCAAAAGACAAAAAAAGTAAAGGCAGTGGATCTAAAGATGCCTGTTACCATAAAGTCAAATCTCGATATAGTGTATGGCCTTCAGCATATGCTTCAGGTGCCTTAGTAAAATGCCGTAAGGCGGGTGCCGCCAATTGGGGAAATAGTTCAAAGAAAGAGGGATTTTCACCAGCACAAGTTGCTGCTCTTGAATCTATTGACGCAATTGAATTGGATGAAGCAGGTAAAAAATGTTGGAAGGGATATAAAAAAAAGGGAACGCAAAAACTTTTCGGAAAAACATATAATCGCTGCGTAAAGGCTGAAGAAACTACTTCCATCGAAACCGCTGATGGAAAGGCCTTTGCAGAAGTGATTGATATTGTTGGTCCTGTTAATATGAAACCAGTAGTAAATGATGAAGGTGTTTGGAAAGGAACCGAACAAGTCCAAGAGGCTATTCGCATTCCAGCAAAAACTGGTAATATTATTGCAGTATCACTTGTCTGGAAAGGAAAATATTATGGGATTAAAATGTTCTTCCCATTCGCCAAAAGACCTACTAGAACAGACGTTCAAAGAGAAATAGAGAAGGTTTACCCAGGTTCAAAACTATCAAATTTCACAGTTTCCGATTATGAACCCGGACAAGCATTTGTCCAAGTTGCAGAAGGTGCAGCATGGACTAAAAAATCAGGAAAAAGCAGATCAGGAGGCCTCAACGAAAAAGGACGAAAGTCTTATGAAAAGGAAAATCCAGGATCTGACCTCAAAGCACCAAGCAAGAAGGTTGGAAATCCCAGGAGGGCATCCTTCTGCGCTAGAATGAAAGGAATGAAAAAGAAGTTAACTTCAAAGAAGACTGCATCTGATCCAGATAGCAGAATCAATAAATCACTAAGAGCTTGGAATTGTTAATTTAATTGAAAGGTAATTTTTTATGAGTGATGTATATCTTGGTAATCCTTTATTAAAAAAAGCGAATACCCCCATCGAGTTTACTCAAGAACAAGTTCTTGAATTTTTAAAATGTAAGGATGATCCGGTATACTTCGCTAGGAGATACGTTAAGATTGTGAGTTTGGATGAAGGTCTTATACCATTCAGACCATATGACTTTCAAGAAAAGTTAATTAACAATTTCCATGAAAACAGATTTAATATCTGTAAGATGCCTAGACAAACCGGCAAATCTACTACCTGTGTGTCTTATCTTTTACACTATGCACTTTTTAATGATAGTGTAAATATTGGTATTCTTGCCAACAAAGCATCTACTGCTAGAGAATTGTTGGGAAGATTAGCGACTGCATATGAGAATTTGCCCAAGTGGATGCAGCAAGGTATTTTAGTATGGAATAAGGGAAATATTGAATTAGAAAATGGCAGTAAAATTTTGGCAGCATCTACGTCTGCAAGTGCTGTCCGAGGCATGTCGTTTAATATCTTATTTCTAGACGAATTTGCGTTCGTCCCAAATCACATTGCTGATTCGTTCTTTGCCTCTGTATATCCTACTATTACTTCTGGTAAAAATACCAAAGTAATCATTGTATCAACTCCACATGGTATGAATCACTTCTACCGTCTATGGCACGATGCAGAAAAAAGTAAAAACGATTATGTTCCCACAGATGTTCATTGGAGTGAAGTTCCTGGTAGGGATGATGTTTGGAAAGAACAAACGATTGCTAATACATCTGAACAACAATTTAAAATTGAGTTTGAATGTGAGTTTCTAGGATCAGTTGACACACTGATTGCACCAAGCAAATTAAGAGCACTTGTATATGATAGCCCAATCGCATCTAATGCTGGACTTGATGTATATGAGGACCCTGCTAGGAATCATGACTATGTGATGACTGTGGACGTTGCTCGCGGTGTTGGCGAAGATTACTCAGCATTTGTAGTTGTAGATATAACCGAATTTCCACACAAAGTAGTATCAAAATATAGAAATAATGAAATTAAACCGATGTTATTTCCAAACATCATATATGAAGTAGCAAAAAAATATAATAGTGCATTTATCTTATGCGAGGTAAATGATATTGGAGATCAAGTAGCAAGCATCCTACAATATGATCTTGAATATCAAAACTTATTAATGTGTTCTATGAGAGGTAGAGCAGGACAGGTTGTTGGCCAAGGATTTTCTGGTAAGAAAACTCAACTTGGAGTCAAGATGAGTAAGACTGTTAAAAAAGTTGGATCATTGAATCTTAAGACAATGATTGAAGAAAACAAAGTTATATTTAAAGATTATGAAATTATCTCAGAATTAACTACTTTCATTTCAAAGAGCAATTCATTTGAAGCGGAAGAAGGTTGTAATGATGACCTTGCAATGTGTTTGGTGATCTATGCCTGGTTAGTCCAGATGGATTATTTTAAAGAACTTACAGATCAAGATGTAAGAAAAAGATTATATGAAGAACAAAAAAATCAAATTGAGCAAGATATGGCACCATTTGGTTTTATGAATGATGGCCTCGGTGAGGAGACTTTTGTAGATTCGGATGGAGATAGGTGGTCTGTTGCGGATGAATATGGTGATAGATCTTTCATGTGGGAATACAGATAATGGATTTGGATGGTCAAATCAAATTAGGTCATCTACTATTTCAAGAAAGAAAATGTAGAGTTTGTGGTAATTTTAAAAATTTAGTAGAAGATTTCTATAGGACAAGAAAGGATAGGGGCGCAGTTTCTTCCTCTTATGCATATGAATGCAAAGAATGTACAAAAAATCGTATAATCAAGGGTAGAAAAAATAATCCTACGATATGGAATTATCCAGATTGGTAGTTCACGTCAAGTTTCCCCTGTGAAAAGTAACTTTTTAATAAATATTTTCAGATAAACTGAGCATCACGGAGAAAAACATGGCGACTCCTCAATTATCTCCTGGAGTAAGAATCAGAGAGGTTGACTTAACAGTAGGAAGAGCTGATAATGTAATTGATAACATTGGAGCTATTGCTGGTCCTTTTAGAATCGGACCTGTTGACGATCCAATTGAAGTGACTAATGAGACAGACCTCATTAGTACATTTGGAAAACCCCTTTCAACTGATTCGCAATATGAATATTGGATGAGTGCATCATCCTTTCTTTCATATGGTGGAGTCCTGAAAGTTGTTAGAACTGATGGAACAAACTTGAATAATGCAAATGCCGGAGTTGGCGTTGCTAGCACATCAGTGTTGAAAATTAAAAGTTATGATGATTATCAGCAGAATTATACATCTGCTACGGATTTCTATTATGCTGCCAAAAATCCAGGATCATGGGCAAACTCATTAAAAGTTTGTCAAATTGATGATCTTGCCGATCAAAGAATTGGTATTAATACAAACAACTTAGCAAATGCCGGTGCTCTTATTGGGTACGGTGTTACTGCACAACTTTCAGAGGTTGTTCTTCCTGGTGCTGGAACAACGACTCCTTTCACAGGTTTCCTTAAAGGAATTATTACTGGCGTCTCAACAGATACCGTAAATTCTGCCAGTACAATTGATGTTAAAATTGTTGCCAGAGTATCTGGAGCATCAACAGATACTGGAACAGAAACTAGAATTGATTATAAAGAAAAAGCACCTGAGGCATCATTTGTCACCACAAATGGTCTGATGTTCGTTAACAATGCTGGCATTAATACCGGATTAGCTGCAACAGTTGATACTTACACTCCCGATAGTGTTACAGACTGGTATAATGAGCAAACTTTAAATCTAGAGAATTCTACGCTTTATTGGAGTTCAATTGCACCAAAACCAATAACTAATCGTTACACTTTGAATAGACAAGGTGAGAATGATGCGATTCACGTTGTAGTTATTGATGACTATGGTGTTGTTTCTGGAATTGAAGGAAATGTGCTTGAAAAGCATCTTTCTCTTTCTAAGTCAGAAGATTCTATTTCTTCAGTAAATTCTCCACAGAAAGATTACTATAAAAATTATATTGCAGATTTCTCAACAAATCTGTATGCGGGATATAATCCATCTGCAACTGTAGATGCTTATCATACAACCATTGATGGGACACTTGTTCAACCTAGAGCAACAGGATTCTCAACTTCATTCACACCATATACGACTGGTGAGGGTCTTTGGGGACAAAGCGCACAGAATACTGTGTTCTCTGCTCTTGGAAACGTTTCATATTCTCTTGGTGGTGGTGAAGACTATAGTGCTGGAGTTCCCGCAAGAGGTTCAAATGGCGGAATGACCGCAACTCTTGGAGATCTTAAAACTTCATACGAACTCTTTAAGAATAAAGATGAGATTGAAGTTGATTATCTAATCATGGGCCCTGGATTGGGTTCTAGAGATCTTTCACAAGCAAAAGCAAATCATCTCACTTCTATTGCAGAACTGAGAAAAGATTGTATGGCAACAATTGGACCTCACAGAACTGATCTGATTGGTGTTACTAATACAGAAACTCAAACTGATAATCTACTTCAGTATTACTCTTCATTGAGTTCTTCATCATATTCAACTTTTGATTCTGGATATGCTTACAAGTATGACAGATTCAATAATGAATTCCGCTATGTCCCAACTAATGGTGACGTTGCTGGTCTGATGGTTAGGACAGGAATCAATGCATATCCTTGGTTCTCACCTGCAGGACAGCAAAGAGGTGTTCTTAATAATGTAGTTAAACTTTCATACAATCCAACTAAGGCTCAAAGAGATAGGTTGTACACTGCAAGAGTTAATTCCATCATTACCAAACCAGGTATAGGAACACTTCTCTTTGGTGATAAAACTGCACTTGGTTTTGCATCAGCATTTGATCGAATCAATGTACGTCGTTTGTTCCTAACAATTGAACAAGCACTTGAAGGTGCTGCTGAATCACAACTCTTTGAACTCAACGATGAGTTAACAAGAGCAAACTTTAGAAATATTGTTGAACCATTCTTGAGAGATGTTGAAGCAAAGAGGGGAATTTACGGATTCCTTGTTATTTGCGATACTACAAACAACACTCCAGATGTTATCGATAATAATGAATTCAGGGCAGATATCTTCCTGAAACCAGCGAAATCTATTAATTATGTCACGCTTACCTTCGTCGCTACACGCACAGGCGTTAGTTTTGAAGAAGTAGCAGGCAGAGTTTGATAACATTATCTAAATAAAAAAGGAGGATTTAAAAAATGGCAACATCTAGAGAGAACAAAACTATTTCTCAGTTCAAATCTGCACTCATTGGGGGCGGTGCCCGCCCCAATCTATTTGAAGTAGAACTTACAACATTACCGGGAGGAATCCCTTGGGATGCTGACAATTTTAGATTTATGTGTAAGGCAGCTGCTTTACCTGCATCTAATATTGCTAATATTGACGTTCCTTTCAGAGGACGTATATTTAAAGTAGCTGGTGACAGGACAATTGATACCTGGACCATTACTATTATTAATGATGAGGCATTCGCACTCAGAACAGCAATGGAAGCTTGGATGGATCAGATCGCCAAATTGGATAACAATCTTGGCGCTACTCTTCCAGAATCATACATGACTAATGCGTCTGTATTCCAATTAGGTAGAGGTTCTACTGCTTCTAGTAGAAATAATGCAGGAGACTCAAACGTAGTCCTTGCAGAGTATGAATTCATTGATATCTTCCCAACAGAAGTATCTCAAATCGATCTTTCATATGATAGTTCTGATACTCTTGAAGAGTTTACTGTAACTTTCCAAGTTCAATCGTTCACTCTTTCAAAAGCTGGCGGTCCTAATGGTTAATAAATAGATAAAAGTTAGCCATTAATCATGTCAAAGTTATTTGGGTTCTCTATTGAGGACACCGAACCACTATCTCCAAGTGCAGTTTCCCCCGTTGCTCCTAACAATGAGGACGGGGTATCTCACTACATGAGTAGTGGTTTTTTTGGTACTCATGTTGATATTGAAGGTGTTTATAAAACTGAATTTGATTTAATAAAAAGATATCGAGAGATGGCACTCCATCCAGAAACGGACAGTGCTATTGAAGATATAGTCAATGAAGCTATTGTATCTGATGCTAACGATAGTCCCATTGAAATTGATTTAGATAATTTAAATGCCAGTGATGGTATTAAAAATAATATTCGTAAAGAATTTAAATATATTTTAGATTTATTGGATTTTGATAAAAAGGCATATGAAATCTACAGAAATTGGTATGTTGATGGTCGCATTTACTATCATAAGGTAATTGACTTTAAAAAACCTGAGGAGGGAATTCAAGAGTTGCGTTATATTGATGCAATGAAAATGCGTCACATTAGAATGCAGAAAAGGAAGGATCCAAATGAACAAAGACCTTCAGTTTTTAAATTGAATGAAGATCCAATGTCATATCAGTTCCCAGAGATTGATGAATATTATATTTACAATCCCAAAATGTCATATCCGACAGGGAACATGAATGCCACTGATGGAACTCAGGGAATTAAAATTGCTAAAGACGCAATTACATATTGTACATCTGGTCTTGTAGATCGTAACAAAGGAACAGTCCTTTCATATCTTCATAAAGCAATCAAATCTATCAATCAACTTCGTATGATTGAGGACTCATTGGTAATCTATAGATTATCTCGTGCTCCTGAACGTAGAATTTTCTATATTGACGTTGGTAATCTTCCAAAAGTCAAAGCAGAACAATATTTAAGAGACGTAATGATGCGTTATCGCAACAAACTCGTCTATGATGCACAAACTGGAGAAATTCGTGATGATAAAAAGCACATGGCAATGCTCGAAGACTTCTGGCTTCCCAGGCGTGAGGGTGGAAGAGGAACCGAAATCACCACTCTTCCTGGCGGACAAAACTTGGGTGAAATCACTGATATTGAGTATTTTAAAAAGAAACTCTACAGTTCACTTAACGTCCCTCCATCACGAATGGATGGAGAAGGTGGGTTTAACTTGGGGAGATCTTCTGAGATCTTGAGAGACGAACTCAAATTTACCAAGTTTGTTGGTCGTTTAAGAAAGAGATTTTCTAACATGTTTAATGACATGCTGAAGACTCAATTGATTCTAAAGAATGTGATTACTCCTGAAGATTGGGAAGTAATGAGTGAGCATATCCAGTATGACTTCCTCTATGATAATCACTTCTCAGAACTTAAAGAATCTGAATTATTGAATGAGAGACTTGGTAGTCTTCAAACTGCAGAACCATATATTGGCAAATATTTTTCTCAAGATTATGTGAGACGTAAGATTCTTCGTCAAACAGATCAAGAAATTATTGAACAAGATAAACTTATTAAAAAAGAAATTAAAGATGGTACTATTCCAGATCCTGCATTAATGCAAGTTGATCCCAGTACTGGAGAACCAACTGATTTAGGGCAACCAATAATGGAACCAGATCTAGAGGCACAGGCACAATCAACAGAAGCACCAGAATTACCTAAAGGAGGGGAAATTTAATTTGAATGATAAAGAATTAATTGACGATGCTTTTTATATGGAAAAAAGTTTTGCAATGTGGAAAAGTGTAATGAAAGATGGTAAAGATTTTCTTTATGGATTAGAACGAGAAAACGTATTACTAATGACACGGTGGCATCTTAAATGTCTCCAAGATGGAACTCTCGACAAGTATACTAGAGTTGTTGGTGATGGTATTGTGAGTGGAAAACTTTAATCGTGTATAAATACTATCTGAATGTTACTCTTATAACATATTTTTCATGGATGATTTAATGGATATGATTGTTGCTGATGAGTCACCCTCTGACATTAGTGATAAAGTTAAAGAAATTCTCTTTAATAAAGCTTCTGGAAAAGTTGACAATCACAGACCCGAAGTTGCTCTTTCGATGTTTGACGCTGGAAATGGTAGTGATGAAGTTGCTACTGAAGAGTAATTTTATAAATAAAAATAAATGATTAGACGATAATGGCACATAGACCCGTTGGACTTGCACAAACTATATCCTTATCTGGAGCTGCAAGCACCTCATCTGCATTTACTGTTCAAAGTAATGTAATCAGATTAGTTGCCAAAGGCACTGGTGCTAATGTTGCAATTAATACTTCACCAACTGCTCAGACTAATGTATCTGCTGCGGATTATTATATTCCCAGTGGTGGTACTGCAACTCTTGCAATGACAAGAGCATCGCAAATAGTTGCTGGTATTACTACGGGAGCAACAACTCTTGTTACGGCTCCTGAAGGAACTCAAATGCCCTTTGGTGTTGGTGATCATGTAAGTCTTGTTATAAGTGGAACTACAGCAGATTCCAATTATGCAACACTTATCAATGATGTTTCAGTATTAAGTGTTGATAGTGCAAGGTTATCGGATGATAATTATTTTGTTACTAGATTGACTCTCAATGCTAATACTTCCGGTATAATCACCAATTTTACTGGCAGTGCAAGTCTGGTTAATACTTTAAAAGTCAGTGCTTTTGACCCAGATGGCGGTAGTGGAGTTCTTCATATCCAACAAGTACAACAATCGGGGCAAGCATAATGAAACTCATTAGAGAAGACATTGAAGCAGTAAAAGTTATTATTGAAGAAAAAAATGGTAAGAAGAATCTTTATATTCAGGGACCTTTTCTTCAGACTGAAAAAGTAAATCGCAATCAAAGAATGTATCGTCTTCCGACGATGCAAAAAGAGGTTGCAAGATATGCTGAAAGTTATATCAATAAAGGTCGTGCTCTTGGCGAGTTAGGTCACCCTGATGGCCCAACAGTCAACCTGGATAGAGTTTCTCATAAAATTGTTTCTCTTAAGCAAGAAGGCAATAATTTTATTGGAAAAGCACAAATTCTTTCTACACCAATGGGTAAGATTGCAGAGTCCCTTTTAAAGGAAGGAGTTACTCTTGGAGTATCTTCCCGTGGAATCGGTTCAATTTCTCAGAACAAAAATGGGGTGATGGAAGTTGGAGAAGATTTCATGTTAGCAACTGCTGCTGATATTGTTGCTGATCCATCTGCACCTGATGCATTTGTTCAGGGAATTATGGAAGGTAAAGAATGGGTTTGGGATGGTGGTATTCTTCGTGAGGAACTCGCGGAAAACACTAAGAAAAAAATAAACACCCTAGTTCATCAAAGAAGTTTGGATGAACATAAATTAAATTTATTCAATAATTTTTTAAATTCATTGTAATTTAATAATTTATAAATAAATATAGATTAAATTCGCACAAAGGTTCGGAGTAGTTCACATGTCTCGTGGAGATTTACAAGAAATGGAAGTAGGCACAACGCAATCCAAAACCGCTGTAAATGCCAAAGGGGGCACAGCGGATCCTATGAAGGGATTGTCAGGTAATGTTCCTGATGGCCAATCAGTAGGTTATGAAGATCTCGGTGGGCCTACCCCCGAGAACTACAAACCAGATGATGATTCAGCAAAACTGAACACTCCGGGAACAACCCTTAAGCAAGTTAAGGATGTTGTAAACAAGGGTGCTAAACCTGCTGAAGCAGCTAAAGGTATGAAAGAAGAAGAAGAACTTGATACCGAATCTGTTGTCGAAGAAGATCAAGATACCACTAACGAAGTAGTTGCTGAACAAGAAACTTCTGAAGAAGATGTGGTTGAAGAGGAAGTTGTTGAAGAGGAAGTTGTTGCTGAAATTGATATCGAAGAAGATGTCAATGCTCTTTTAGAAGGTGAAGAACTTTCTGAAGAGTTTCAAGAAAAAGCAAAAACTATCTTTGAAGCAGCAATCAAATCCAAGGTTGCTGAAGTCAAAGAATCTCTTGAAGCACGTTATTCTCAAGTCCTTGCTGAAGAAGTAGAGGATATTAAAAAAGAATTAAACGAGCGTGTCGATTCTTATCTTGAGTATGTAGCTGAAGAGTGGTTCACTGAGAACCAACTCGCAGTTGAAGCAGGACTCAAGTCTGAAATGACCGAATCATTCCTTTCAGGAATGAAGGGTCTCTTTGAAGAACATTATGTAACTATCCCTGAAGAAAAATATGATGTGCTTGAGAGCATGGTAGAAAAACTAGATGACATGGAAACAAAACTCAACGAGCAGATTGAGAAAAACGTTTCACTAAACAAGCGTCTCGCAGAGTCGGTTGCTGATGGAATCGTGGATCAGGTCTCTGATGGTCTTGCACAGACTCAGAAAGAGAAGCTCGCCTCACTTGCCGAAAGTGTGGAGTTTGAAAGTGAAGAATCTTATCGTGAAAAGTTGGAGACATTGAAGGAATCTTATTTCCCCTCAAAAGGAACTTCTCCATCAGCTAAAAGAGAGAATATTTCTGAAGGTGTTGACAGTTCACCCGAATCAATAAATGGTTCGATGTCTGCATACCTGAGAACTCTTTCATCATTTAGCAAATAACTGAATTTAATATTAAATCAAACCGTAAACATTTAAACTAGGTAAAAAGCAAATGTTCAATTCCGAACAGTTGCAGGAAAAGTGGGCACCTCTCCTCAATTATGAGGGTCTTGATACAATCCAAGATTCACATAAGAGAGCTGTAACCGCTACCCTGCTTGAGAACCAAGAAAAATTTTTAAGAGAGCAAAACTCTTTTGCAGAATCAGGATCTCTCCTGACTGAGCAACCCACCAACTCTGGTGGCAACCCTCAGGCATATTCTGGTGCTGCTACTGGAACTGGCCCTGTTGCCGGTTTCGACCCCGTTCTGATCTCTCTGATCAGACGCTCAATGCCTAACTTGGTCGCATATGACCTTGCTGGCGTTCAGCCAATGTCTGGTCCTACTGGACTCATCTTCGCGATGCGTTCACGTTATACCAATCAGTCGGGCAGCGAATCATTCTACAACGAAGTTGATTCGGCATTCTCTGGTCGTGACAAAGCATCCAACTCCGAAACAGGTTTCTCTGATGGAACCGCTGGTATGGGTACTACTGCAACACGAGAGACCAATCCTGCGGTCCTGAACCCAGTTGGTTCTGCATCCTCCATTGGATACAGAGTTGGTCAAGGTATGCGTACCGATGAAGCAGAATCACTTGATGGCACTGGCAACAATGCTTTCAATCAGATGGCATTCTCGATCGAGAAAGTCACTGTTACTGCTAAGTCACGCGCCCTGAAGGCTGAGTACAGTTTAGAACTGGCACAAGACCTTAAGGCAATTCATGGTTTGAATGCCGAAGCAGAACTTGCTAACATTCTCTCCACTGAAATCCTTGCGGAAATCAACAGAGAAGTCATCAGAACGATCTACAAGGTCGCTGAACAAGGCGCAGCACAGAATGTTGCTTCTGCTGGTATCTTCGACCTTGACGTTGACTCCAACGGTCGCTGGAGCGTTGAGAAGTTCAAAGGTCTTCTGTTCCAAATCGAGCGCGATGCCAACGCAATCGCACAAAGAACTCGTCGCGGGAAGGGCAACATCATCATGTGTTCTGCTGACGTAGCGTCTGCACTGACCATGGCTGGTGTGCTCGATTACACCCCTGCACTCAACGCTAACCTTAACGTTGATGACACCGGTAGTACATTCGCTGGAACCCTGATGGGCAAATTCCGCGTCTACATCGACCCATATGCTGCAAACCTGACTTCTGCTAACGGAACTCCAGGCAACCAGTACTATGTTGTTGGTTATAAAGGTATTTCACCTTATGACGCTGGACTGTTCTATTGTCCTTATGTTCCTCTCCAAATGGTTCGCGCCGTTGGTGAGAACTCCTTCCAACCAAAAATTGGATTTAAGACCCGCTACGGCATGGTCGCAAACCCATTTGCTGAAGGAACCAACCAAGGTCAAGGTGCTCTGCACGTTAACCAGAACCGCTACTACAGACGTGTTGCTGTTAAGAACCTCATGTGATATAATTTCCTTTCGTGTGAAGGAAGTGCAAGACCCCCCAAAAGGGGGTCTTTTTTTTATCTAAATAAATATAAGGATAAATTAACCAAAATGAAACAAACACCTAGAGAAACCAGAGAAGCTCTGGAAAAATATAATTTAGTCGTTGATCATTTAATTCAAGAGGGTTATGCCCAGAATCAAGAGTCTGCGGATCAGATTATCTCTGGTATGAGTGAAGAGTGGTATACAATCATCATAAACAAATGAAAACGTTAGATTCTTTTATTAAAGAGGCTAATCAATGCCCTAAGGGATATTATTTTGATGATAAGTCAAAATCTTGTCAACCCAAGAAATCAACTAAATCTAATTCATATCGATATTCCCGTTTTGGTGGAGGTTCAAAAAATGGTAATGGGAATAATAACGGAGACTCTGGGAATGATGATAGTGGTAATGGAAATGGGAATGGCAATGGCGGTGAGTAATGAAAAATTTTAAATCTTTCATTTCTGAAGCACAAAAAACTGCAGTAAGACTTAGAAGAACATTTCAACAATTTATGGGGTATAGGTGATGGCAAAAGCAAATCCATATGGTCAGATAGAAAATAGAAATTTTCTTGCACCTGTAGGTTTCAAATTTTCTATGAGAAGAAGTCCTAAGGTAGCATTTTTTTGTAATCAAGCAAATGTTCCAGACATAAATCTTGGAGTTGCTGTTCAACCAAACTACCTAAGAGATATTCCAACTCCTGGAGATAAACTTGATTTTGGTGATTTGACTTTAAGATTTTTGGTTGACGAAAATCTTGAAAATTATATGGAGATACAAAATTGGATGAGAGGTCTAGGATTTCCTGAAGAAAATCAAGAATTTAGAGATCTTGAAGCTGAATCCGATCATAGAGGAAACTACTCTAGAGATAAGAGAAACATTTACTCTGATGGAACACTTCAAATTCTAAGTAGTAATCTAGTCGCAAAGTTTAATGTAAATTTCAAAGACTTATTTCCATATTCATTGACAACTCTTACCTTTGATGCTACTGATACGGATATTCAATACTTTACAGCAGACGTAAGTCTCAAGTATACTAGCTATGACTTGACAGACTTAACTGGCAAAAAATTATGAGCATTGACCTTGATTCAATTCAAGAGATGTGGGAAAAGGATTCAAAAATAGATCTAGACAATTTACATACAGAATCTTTGAATATCCCATCTCTTCATGCAAAATACTTTGATCTATATAATACACTTTTTTTACTAAGAAAAAAAGCAGAGCAACAAAGAAAAAATATAAGACATGAAAGATATGAATATTTCAGTGGTAAAGCAGATCCTGAAGTATATGTTGACTCTCCATTCCCCAAAAAAATTAGAGATAAAGATACAATGCAAAAGTATCTAGATGCAGACGAAAAACTATCTACAGTATGTTTAAAGATTGATTACTACGACACGGTGCTCGTATATATTGAGAATATCTTAAAGCAGATAACCAATAGAACTTATCAAATTAAAAATGCTATTGAGTTTATGAGATTCAATTCAGGATTAGGTTGATGGGTGATGAGTTTGAACCAAGTCAAGATTTTGACTACACAGTTAGTCTGACAATAGAGGATATTCACCTCTTACATCACTGTGTTTTAAAAAGAATTGAAACTTGGGAAGGATCTCCTTCAAGACCTCCAATGGAACAACAACATCTTTGGTACTTGAGAGATTCGTTGTATAGAATGATATTAGAATATAAGTTTGACAATATGTAATAAATATTTGTAGATGAATGGATCTATGTGATTGATACGACAGCCAATCTTGTTATATCCAAATCAAACGAAGTATTTTTAAAGATCAATACAGAACCTCATATAGAGTACGAACTTAGAGATCACTTTAAGTTTGAGGTTCCGAATGCAAAATTTATGCCACAGTATCGTGGAAGGAACTGGAACGGAGAGATTCACCTTTACGATATGCGGTCCAAACAGATCTATGTTGGTCTTTTAGATAAGATTGTTCAGTTCTGTGAAAATTACGGATATAGTTATAAGTTTGAAGATAATAAATTCTATGGAATTCCATTTGAGGTTAATAATGGAATTTCATATGAAGGTGTTAAAGATTATATGAAATCTATATGCTCTCATTCTCCAAGGAAGTATCAGATTGAGGGAGTATACGATGCTTTAAGACACAATAGAAAACTATTGATATCACCCACTGCAAGCGGCAAATCTCTGATGATTTATTCTCTTGTAAGATATTACGTTGACAAAGGTCAAAAAATCTTGCTAGTTGTTCCAACGACATCTCTTGTAGAGCAGATGTATAAGGACTTTCAAGATTATGGTTGGAATGCTGATTCATATTGCCACCGTATCTATTCGGGTAGAGAAAAGAGTAATGATGCTCCAGTAACAATTACAACATGGCAATCAGTTTATAAACTAGATAGAAAATTCTTTGAAGAATTTAATGTTATAATTGGAGACGAAGCTCATCTTTTTAAAAGTAAATCTTTAATATCTATAATGACAAAATTGCATCATGCAAAATATAGATTTGGATTTACTGGAACATTGGATGGTACACAAACTCATAAGTGGGTGTTAGAAGGTTTATTTGGTCCATCATATAAAGTCACTAAAACTGATGAGTTGATGAGGCAAGGACATCTATCTCAACTTGATATTCAGTGTTTAATCCTCAAACACAATCCACAAATATTTGAAACATATGAAGATGAAATTCAGTATTTAATTTCTCATGAAAAGAGAAATAATTTTATAAAAAATTTAACTCTTGATTTAAAAGGAAATACTCTTGTGCTGTTTCAAAGAGTTGAATCTCATGGTGCCATACTCTTTGAAAAGATAAATACTAACAAAGAGGCTAATAGAAAAGCATTTTTTATTCACGGAGGAGTAGATGCTGAGGAAAGAGAGTTAGTCAGAGAAATAACTGAACGAGAAAATGATGCAATTATCGTTGCCTCTTATGGAACTTTTTCTACTGGTATTAATATTAAAAATCTTCATAACGTTATCTTTGCATCTCCATCAAAATCAAGAGTAAGAAATCTACAATCTATTGGAAGAGTTCTTAGAAAAGGAAAAGATAAAACTAAGGCAATCCTCTATGACATCTCTGATGATTGTACACATAAGTCAAGACGAAATTACACCCTAAACCATCTCATTGAAAGAATTAAAATATATAACGAAGAAAATTTTAACTATGAGATAATAACTATCCAATTAAAAGTATGATTGAAGACGATTTCTACGCAACGATTAAATTTAAATCTGGAGAAGAGATCTATGCTAAAGTAGCAGCCTCTGAAGAAGAAAATAGAACTATGCTTCTTATTTCTAATCCAATTACTATTGTTGAAGTAAAGACAAGAACTGGTTTAGCTGGATATAAAGTAGAACCATGGTTAAAAACAACCAAAGAAGATTTGTTTATTATAAATTTAGATGATGTACTGACCCTATCAGAATCCTCTGATTTTGAAATGATATCAATATATCAACAATTTGTACAAGATTCCGATAGAGAAAAAACAGGTCAACCAAAAATAACAAGAGAGATGGGGTATATATCTACAGTTAATGATGCTAAAGACATTTTAGAGAAGCTCTACAAAAAGAGCTAATACAATCCTTATCAACCCTAACAGAGTTATTATAGTGAATATTTGATAGTGTGTCAAGCTTGCTATTATAGATTGGAAATGTTATACTATCTACATAATAGTGATAATATTTTTTTATGATTAAATCGGGAACTATGGCAAAACGTAAAAGATCAGAGCATTACGTTAATAATAAAGAATTTTTAGCAGCACTTACATATTATCAAAGTGAAGTTGAAATTACATTTATTAAAAAATTTGGAAGAGAGCCGACTAAAAAGGATAGAGGATCACGTTGGGATACTAAACCCCCTATTCCACGTTATATTGGTGAGTGCTTTCTAAAGATTGCAAATCATCTATCATTCAAACCAAATTTCGTCAACTATATGTTCAAAGAGGACATGATCTCTGACGGAATTGAGAACTGCGTTCAGTATATACATAACTTTGACACAGAGAAATCCCAGAATCCCTTTGCGTATTTCACTCAGATTATTCATTATGCTTTTCTGCGTCGTATTCAGCGAGAGAAAAGACAGTTAGAAATTAAAAATAAAATTCTTGAAAGGTCTGGATTCAGTGAAGTTTTCAGTGAGGACGGGGTTGACGGTGGATCCTATTCGGACTATAATCAAATCAAAGATGCTGTACACAGCAAATTACGTTATTAATTGATGAAAGTTGCCATCATAACAGACCAACATTTTGGAGCTAGAAAAAACTCAAAACATTTTCATGATTATTTTTTAAAGTTCTATAATGAAATCTTTTTTCCAACACTAGAGAAAGAAGGAATCACCACTGTCATTGACATGGGAGATACTTTTGATAGTAGAAAGGGTATTGATTTTTCTGCACTATCTTGGGCAAAAGATAATTATTATGACAGACTCTGCAACATGGGAGTTGAAGTTCACACTGTTGTCGGTAATCACACTGCATACTATAAAAACACGAATGATGTAAATGCAGTAGATCTTTTGTTACGTGAATATGCTAATGTAAAAATATATTCTAAAAGCACTGAGATTGTTCTTGATAAACTTAAAGTTCTTTTTATTCCTTGGATCAATGCAGAAAACTTTGAGGATACTGTCAAGGCTGTCAAAACTACTGATAGCATATGTGCGATGGGGCACCTTGAGCTCAACGGATTCAGAGCGCATCGTGGACACGTCATGGAAGATGGTATGGCGTGCGACTTATTTGACAAGTTCGACAAAGTGTTTTCGGGACACTACCATACACGGTCAGACAACGGAAAAATCTTCTACCTAGGAAATCCTTATGAGATGTTCTGGAATGATGTGAATGATCCTCGTGGATTTGTAATTTTTGACACTGATACTCTGGAATGGGAGTATGTCAATAATCCTAATAGAATGTTCTATAATATCTATTACGAAGATACGAACTATCAAACATTTGACGTTCGCGAATATGATAATAAAATTGTTAAAGTAATTGTACGTAAAAAAACAGATACAAAAAAGTTTGAAAAATTTATTGATAAGTTGTATAATGTTGGAGTATTTGAGTTAAAAGTTGTTGAAAATTTTCAACTTCAAGAAAATGAGGATTTTGAAGCCTTTGAATCTGAAGACACATTGTCAATCTTGAATAGGTATATTGAAGAATCTGAAGTTAATTTGGAAAAATCTATTATTCAAAAAGTAATTCAAGAAATTTATAAAGAGGCATGTGAGTTGACATAATGTTTATTCTGACTATAGAGGATAAAGAAACCTCTGGAGTATATTCCGTTCAGGACGAAAATGGAAATCAAATTTTATACATTTTTGAAGAAGAAGATGATGCCAATAGATATTCTATGTTGATGGAAGAAGACTACCCTGATACTAATGTACTTGAAATTGAAGGTGATGCTATGATGGCAATTTGTGAAGTTAAAGGATATAATTATACGATTATAACAAAAAACGATATTGTAGTTCCTCCAGCAATACCTAATCATGATTTTATTTGAAAAAGTTGCATAAATTGTAGAATAACTATATAATGTAATAAGTTATTCTACTTTATGAAAGTCTGTAAGTCGTGTGGTATTGAAAAACCACTTTCTAAATATCACCTAGCACAGAAGGCTGGTTATGTCGGCAAGGATGGATATACACGAACCACTGATGTTTATAAAGCACATTGTAAAGAATGCTATAAGAAACAACAACTAGAAAAATACCACGAATTGCCGATAGAAACAAAAAGGCATAGACGACGAAAAAGGGACCCCGAATATCATAGGGCATATAAACTTAAAACTCAATACGGATTGACAACAGAACAATTTTCTACTATGATTGTAGAGCAGAATTCTGTTTGTAAAATCTGTAGTTGTCACCTAGACAAACCACAAATAGACCACTGCCATACTACAGGTAAGGTTCGTGGTTTATTGTGTAGGAGTTGCAACACAAGTTTGGGCCTCCTTAAGGAAAATACAAACACACTCCACAGTATGATTCAATACATCAATGATAATCTTTGAAAAGGTCAAGTGGCGGAACTTTCTTTCTACCGGAAATCAATTTACCGAAGTTAACTTTCAAAAAACTTCAACAACTCTCATTATAGGCACAAATGGTGCTGGTAAGAGTACAGTTCTTGATGCACTTACTTTTTCTCTATTTGGTAAACCATTTCGAAAAATTAATAAACCACAACTTATAAACTCCACTAATGAAAAAGATTGTGTAGTTGAAGTTATTTTTTCTATTGGAACTACTAATTGGAAAGTTGTTCGTGGTATCAAACCAAATATTTTTGAAATTTATAGAAATGATGTTCTTCTAGATCAGAAAGCAGCTTCTTTAGACCAACAAAAATGGTTAGAGCAGTCTGTTATTAAAATGAATTATAAATCATTTACTCAGATTGTAATTCTGGGTAGCAGTACTTTTGTCCCTTTTATGCAATTAACTGCTGCTAATCGTAGGGAAGTGATTGAAGATCTTTTGGATATCAAAATTTTCTCTTCAATGAATAATATAATTAAAGATAAAATTCGCCAATTAAAAGAAAAAATTAGAACTCTTGAATTAAAAAAAGAATCTCTGAATGATAAAGTTGAAATGCAAACCAACTTTATTGAAGAAATTGAAAGTAGAGGAAAAAATAATATTCAAGATAAAAAATTAAAAATTTCTAAATTAGATGAAGAAGTAGTTCTCTACATGAAAGAGAACTCTATAACAGAAGAAGACATTTATAAATTTGTAAAGGAGCAGGAATGTGTTACTGGAGCTACAGAAAAATTAAAAAAGTTAAGTAACATAAAAGGAAAAATATCGCAGAAAGTATCAAGTATTACTAAGGAACATAAATTTTTTACAGAAAATTCGGTTTGTCCTACTTGTACGCAATCAATTGACGAAGACTTCAGAATAAATAAGATTGAAGACGCACAAAATAAATCTAACGAGTTGCAATCTGGTTATCAAGAACTAGAAGAGGCAATTAAAAACGAACAAGAAAGAGAGCGTCAATTCACTGCACTATCAAAGGAGATTACTAAACTCAACAATGGCATTTCTCAAAACAATACTAGGATATCTGGATGTCACCGACAGATCAGGGATCTGGAATCGGAAGTTCAGAGACTTACCGAACAACTTGCAAACAGAAATACTGAACATGAGAAACTAGAAACCTTCAAAGATAATTTAAAAACTACATACGACGAACTAGCCTCAAAAAAAGACACAATTAACTACTACGACTTTTCTTATAGTCTACTTAAAGACGGTGGAGTTAAAACTAAAATCATCAAGAAGTACATACCGCTGATAAATCAGCAAGTAAACCGTTATCTACAGATGATGGATTTTTACATTAATTTTACTCTTGATGACGAGTTTAATGAAACCGTCCAATCACCGATACATGAAGATTTTTCATATGCTTCTTTTAGTGAAGGTGAGAAACAGAGAATTGATCTAGCACTTTTATTCACTTGGAGAGAAGTTGCTAAGTTTAAAAACTCTATATCCACTAACCTTATGATTTTAGATGAAGTATTTGACAGTTCACTTGATGGCCAAGGAACAGAAGAATTCTTAAAAATTATTCGGTTTGTAGTTAAAGACGCAAATATATTTGTCATCTCACATAAAGGTGGGATGGAGGATAGGTTTGATGATGTGATACGATTTGAAAAAATTAAAGGATTTAGTAGGATGGTAAAATGAAAGTATTAATCACGGGACATAGGGGTTTTATTGGTCGGCATGTTTTTGCTGATTGGAGAAAAACTCATGGATACGATGTTCACGGACTTGATCGTCCTGATGATATTTCTCAATTTGATGGTGGTGATTATGAATTGATTATTCATCTTGCTGCATGGGCAGACATTCGCGAGAGTTTGGAAAAACCCAAAGAGTATTATAATAATAATGCAATCAAAGCAAAACCTATTTTTGATTGGTGTGCAAAGACTGGTACACGTCTTTTATATGCATCATCTAGTGCTGTTGATGGGAACTATTGGGAAAACCCATATGCAATGAGTAAGTGGGTGAACGAACAGATGGCACCTGAAAATTCAGTGGGCATGAGGTTTACAACAGTTTATGGCCCAGACGTTCGTCCTAATATGATGTATGGATTACTTCGTGATAAAAAAGCAACTTACTTAACTAATCATAAAAGAGATTGGATTCATGTCAAAGATGTTTGTCGGGCAATTCGTTACTTGTCGGAAAGTGATGTGACTGGCCCTGTTCCGATTGGATATGGTGAATCTGTTCCCGTTAAGAAACTAGCAGATGTATTTGGTCAAGGAGATCTTCCACTTAAAGAAAATACTCCAGGAGAATCTGATGATAATGTTGCTGACATTTCAATCATGTTAAGTACAGGATGGTTTCCAAGTATTTCTATTTTGGATGCTGCTAATGAAGAGTTTGAACTTGATGATCGCAATTAATGCCAGTCTATCGCCATACAATTAGAAATTTTCCAAATCCTGAGAATAGATTTTTGTTTATTCATATTCCCAGAACTGCGGGTAGATTTTTTACAGAAAATATCAAATCGAATAATTTTGAACTTGAAGATTCTTTTGTATGGAAAAGTATTGATGGTGTAGAACCAGCACACTTTCATAAAGAGATGTATGAAAAGTATTTGGATGTTTCTGATATTCCTCACATGACAATTGTTAGAAATCCAATTGATAGATTTATATCTACATCAATTTTTCTTACTAGAATGTATGGTGATG